CGTCCAATCAGCAAACGGATAATAGACGGTTTGGCCATCATCTGTTGTAGAGACAAATGACCCCCACTGCAATATCAGACCATTGGGAAGCATGGTGTACCCGTTGGCAGAGAGGGATGGAATGCCAAGATTGATTAACGGTGCTGTAATAAAATCGTCTACAGTTAAGCTATCGAAACCAGTTATGTTGCCAGCTCCGGTAATATTTCTAATCTTGTAAGAACCATTTCCAATATCGGTTCCTCCTACAGTTGTAGCACTAGTGGCATTTACCATTGGAGTAATACTCCTAACTAGGATACCTGCTTCTTGCGCTACTACAGTTACACTTCCAGATACATTGTATGAACCATACGTAGCACCATCGTAGTCATTAGCAGTCAATACAGCGGGATTGCCTGATGTAAAATAGAACGCGATGTTGCTTCCATCTCTCATTAAGTTGGTAACATCCCTATTAGTTCCATCAACATTCAATGTTCCAGATGCTTTATATGTGCCTCCACTACCATAAGAATTAAACATACTTGCTACGCTGGAAGCCAATACATAATTTATTGCTGAGGTATAACTGTTTGGTGAGGAAATAGAAACTGGACTTGTGTAATAGCCACCATATAGGAAGTGATACATTTCCCCATCTGATGTTCTAATAAAAGTTCCCTTATCATATTCATTTGACTGGACTTGAAAATTATATCCAAACAAGTCTGTTCTATATGAGTATATTCTAATTACATCACCACTTGCTATGTCGGTTCTTGTGGTTGTATAGATATCGTGAACTCCATAGGTATAATCGCTTGTGCTTTTCGACCACAAGTTCGCATCCTGATAACCGGTAGCAGTTTTATTCTTAGTAGCGTATATGTAGCCAGAACCATTTTGGCCTTCTACGTCAAACCAAAAATACATTCTGTTTACGCCCTTTGGAACTGTGATGGTTTCCAATAATACGTTTGCGTAAGCATTACCAGAGTCACCACCTGATGCACTAGCCAATATCAATCTTTGCCTGCTATCTATCCTTGAAACCGCATCAATTGATTTGCTGAGATAAGAACCACCAGCAGTTTTCCATGTGTTGCCAACAGCGATGCTAGAAAGGGCATTATATAGAAAATCCGCTCTCCACCTTGTCTTGCTAGGAATGGATATCGGTGAAGATGGAGAAGCCTCCAAGACAGTTTTAAAACTTGGGTGCTCTACAGAACCTGTAAATGCCCCTCCTTCTAGAATAGCATTAATAGCCGTAATTGAACCGTTTGATGAGATGACAACATTATTGTTTTGTGTTTTAATTAGATTGGTAACTATCAATTCTTTCGCCATTAGCGTTTCAATGAAAGCCTCAACAGCAACCAGCTTCTTGATTACCGCATTTCCGATAACAGTAGATTCCACATCATTCGCCAAATCAGCAAACGAATCAAACAGAGTCATTACCAAGTCGCCATTTGTTGATACCACCCAAGAAGTTCCATCATACTCGTAAATCTCACCCTTGGTATATCCACCACTGGTAGCTCCAGTCCAAAGGAAATAGTCTCCAGAAACCAAAGGCTCACCACTTGGAGTCTCTGTCGGTACTAATGCAACCCCACCGAAGTTGTATGGTACAGCAATTCCGTCCACATGTTTTGGTATCACCAGAGTTTTGGAATATGTTGAAGTCTGGCTTGTGATTGTCACTGTTATTTCTATTGAATCAGCAGTAACAGTTGAACACAGGAGTTTACGTTTGTATAAATCATACACGCCGGGGGATAATTCAATTTGTTCAAGAGTCCCACTTGTTGCAGACCATACAGCATCAACTGCTGACAAATTGGCCAAAGACAAAGTGATTATTATTTCTTCTGTTTTCAGATTGCCACGAGGACCAAAGAAAATAGCAGGAGAAGAAGCGGAAAGTTCAATGATTTTCGTGGTATCCACGACTTGCGGCAATGCTCCCGGTCTTGTAGATGAAGTATCCCCTGTTTGCTCTACATCTTGCCCGATTTCTATTGACTGATAATTATAAATATGCTGATAGTAATTGAAAGACTTTGCAATAATCAGAACGTTCACTGAATATTGCCTAGTGGTCAGCGTGTACATGGAACCTACAGTATACAATTCATCAGAAGAAAAATCATATGTGTACAATCCGAATTTCACAGTGTTGTTGTACAAGGCCTCTGCAAAACTCTGTGCAAGGGCGGAAGTTCTCACATATTTGAGTTTCAATTCATCATCAGTTTTTGTAGCGGTTGAGGGCATAAGCAGGCGTTCCTCACCATCTTCGTATACTGCATCCCCTCTGATATCCAGTTGGTACAATCTGGCGTCTACAAGTCCTGTGTTCTTCACAACTATCTGAGCTTTCTCGTTCTCGTACAGTTCAGTGATGACTTCAATTCCAGCATCGTGGGTTTTCACAAGTTCGTGGTTTGCAGTGAACACTATTTTTGCGTCTTCAGTGAGCCAAGTCGTTTCGTATTCTTGATTTACGGTTTTCAATTCCCCGTCTACAGGAAACGCTTGAGAAGGAAGAAGGAGTTTACCTGTTTCTTCTAAATCAGACCGGTAAAGCAATGCATTTTCTTTTGTTGACAAGGGATTGAATACTACATCATATCCATCAAAATCATAAATGTTTCTTTCTCTTTGTACACCTCGGCTATCCTTGATTTCGGATTCTGTGATTGTACCCACAATAGCCGGACTTGTATGTTTCCAGTTGTACATTCTGAATATGCCGTTCTCGTCAAAGTAGTGTACATGATGATATTCGTATAACAAGTCTTCAATGATATTCTGATACGTCTCGTCCTTCGCTTCAAACGAAATCGGAGAAACTTCATCAGTTATTGCATAAGTATCATCCATCTGGTCAAGGGTGAGTCCGGCTTCAATGAGGAGCTTATGAACGAATGAATGGGAAACATCAGACGGATTGTACACGTACCAAGTATCGGACAAGGATTCTGGAATGCTGATTGCCCCAGTATCTTTGTCCAGCAAATAGTTGTTATCCACAATTTCAAAAGACACACCATCAGCAGGGAAATCTGTGAGCTTCTCTTTTGTTGAGGGATACACAGCTCCCGTAAAGATTCTGCCTGGACTCAAGAACCCATAAACATCAGAGCCATAGCCATACTGTGAGGTTTCCTCATACCCATACATGCGTTCTTCTTGCTGGTCGTATACGATGTATGCTGGCATCCAAGTTGTGGCTTCAAAGAACTTTGCGTTAATCGCCTCGTCATACACGGTTTTCAAGGATACCGAATCTTGTGTAGCTTTGAATTTCTCGTTGCATAGAGAAACGTCAAATTTCACGGAATTGTATTTGACGAATTCCGTGACATCTGTGTATAATGCATCGTTCTCAAACTTAATGTAAATGTGCAGTCCCATCTTTACCTCTTTCGTTCAGTATAACATACAGATGTTTTTAGAACAACTTAATCAACACCACAGCCACAGCAATCCCCCATACATCAGCAAACAGGTCAAGCAGAGAGTTTGCGATGTACTGTGCTCTTGTAGCTTTCTCCTTGAGTTGCTTCCACCCGTAGTTCTTCAAGTCCCCAATCTCAACACCGATTGCCACACCAAGCATGATGTACGTCACAGTATTGAGTGAAATCTTTGCCCATGCCAGTACGCCCATTCCCACAATGCACCCAATGAAGTGCAACAATTTATCCTTCGGTATTTTCATTGCTCTCTACCTCTTGTAATAACAACGCTTCTACCCCAGCCCTCCAAAGCTCCGGCACATCTTCCAACATCATCAATCCTAATTTAATCCTGTTGTAGTATAATTTCGCCATGTTGACCCTCCTCTGATATGATTTGTGCAAGTTCAAGAATCGCCTCTTCAAGTTCTGCATTTTTTTGAGCAAGCTTTTTGTTCTCAGCTTCCGCACGTTGTAATCGTTCTTTTTGTGTTATGATTTTAAACATGATTCCTCCATCAAAAATTCAGCACCGTTGTTTTTCAAAAACTGCACAAAATCCTGTGGTAATTCTTCTTTTTTAAATGTTTTCAACATAGCTAATCCCTTTTTATATGACTCTTGACGTACGCCAAAGGATTCAGAAAATGCCTCAACAAAATATCCAACCATTTCATCAATGATAGTGTGATTGGTGTTTACAGCCTTAATTATCCTTAACATAAAATTCTCCTCTATAGGCCACCCTTCCGGGTGGCGATGAATATGATTGTTAGATGATTACGCAAGCTGGGGACACCCCGATACCATTGCTAGCATTGACGTAGCTCAAGTAACCATCAGTACCGATGATACGGACATTATAAGTGATAGAAACGTAAGGTGAACGAAGCCACCAGTATCTTGCAGTTGCTCCTTGATATTTTATTCTATCGGCATTTGTCGCTCCATCCCAGAACGGATACACAACCTCGCCTGTAGTTACACCTTCTGTTCCAAGTCCCATTTCAACTCTTGACAACAGGAATACTTTATCTTCAAACGTGTCTTGCCCGCCACCGTCATACGTTGCTCTAGCTACCTGCTTATCGACACTTCCTATAACTGCCTTCAAATCAGCATCGAGAATATTTACAAATCCCTCAGTTTCATATGTAGAAGGCATGTCGTACAGACCTTTTGGAGTCCACGTAAAAATCGCATCATCCGAGTTGAGCCACTGTCTAAGAGCCGAATCAATATACCGGTTTGAGCCATATCTCATACGCACGTGGTCATTGATTGGAGTAAGTGTGTCAACCCCAGTTGTGGCAGTGACGACAAGCCCTGTTTCAATCGCAGTCTTTCTATCTGGTTGGTACGATGTAAGAGTTAACGGAATATATTCACTGCGTGTAGCAATATACAAAACCCCGCCAGCCGGAATTTCAACAGTAGTTGTGACTTGGTACTGAACACCGTTTGTAGTGAAAATATGAGTTCCAGCCGGAAGTGATGTTACCGCATTGTACATGGCCTGTGGTGCATCAATTCGACTGCTGTATCTCAGCACTTCTCTGCTCTGTATGGTCATGCTATGAGTAAAATTTTCGTCGGCGGGAGTATCAATATCAAACCCGATTATATCCCATATTTTTTCTACGCCGTCATACTCAGCTACAAGTTGGTCACCTACCGAGAAATATTTTTCAGCAAGTCCTTCTCTTACAACCTTTTGAACGCCAGCCCATGAAGTCACATTCACGATTCCTTCTAGGGTTTGGATTCGTACCTCATGGTCAGAAGAATACTCTCCCAACCCCTCCACATCCACACCCAATTCATTGACCGCCCCAACAATCGTAACCGCCGATATCCCACTACCGACAGCCGGCGTAAAATCAGCGTCCTCTGCTGTATCCTTGATAGCCTTCAACACAGACCCATCAGTGGACGCATCAGCATTGAGTCTAGTAATGGTAGGAGATAATATTTCACCATCTTTGTCAACTTTAAACTTGTTATCCGCATTGATGTAATCACCTGTTCCTGCGTTTTCCAGTTTCAGTACTACGCCTGTATCCGAGACGTTAACGAGCTTGAATCTCACCAAATTTCCGGTATGTGCAAAATTCGTCTTATCCGTTGCAAAAATAGCTTCTGGTTGCGAAACATGTGACGAATCAATCTCTGCGAGTACTGCTGGTTCATCCAGATATCCGCTTTGCTTGATATGCAATCTAGCTGAAGGCGTGCCATCCTCAGCAACCATCAAATATCCGGTTTGTCCGTCAAGTTTCATAAGCATGCGTTCAATCATGCTGTAATCTGTGCCATCAGTGTATCTGGTTATCCATTCCCAAGACCCTGCGTTCTCACCAGTGAAATGACTGATTACAGATACCATCTTCATCAATCCTGCATAGTCGTGAAACGACAAATCACATACCCAATCATCTACACCATCAGTCACATTATGCAGAGATAACGTTGCTTCCGTATCACTGGTATCTGGAGAACGTAATTCGAGAATGGTATGAACTTTTCCGGCTTGCTGATTTTTGATTCTCACTATCTCATTTGTGGAATCGGGAATGACTGGAGATTCAATGAGTTGCTCTCCGATTTGGACGGATTCAAAATCTGGAGCACTTCCGCTTTTGCCGGAGTCCACAGGATTTCCTTGTCCATCGAAATATGCAAGATTCCCGGCAACCGCATCGGTATCTTTGTCTGCTTTAGTCGTGTCCAAACCATCAATCTGTTCTTGAAGCGGACCCATCAAATCTGCATACGTGATTTTCTTCATATCCGCAAGTGTAGCCCCTTGCTGTATTCCCAGCCAATCGGTATCTGACGGAAGCATTGCTTGTACTGGATTATCTGCAAAACCTTTTGTAGCCATCTTTTATATCTCCTTAGTCGAAAATCCGGTCAAGGACTTTCACGGTATCACTTTCCAAAATATATACGTTGGACCCATTCACCCATTTTATTTCATAAAAATAATTTCTAGGAAGCAGAGCGGTGTCCTCGGGATTTAATACAAATTTTGCAACTCCGTTTGCTCCGCATTCTTGGGCCTGTTTGAGCAATACTGCTTCTTCATCGGAATCAGTTTTCATTCGTTTCATGACGAACGAGACAGTATCAGATGATATGTCTTGCAACTGCCCATTGATGTACACTATCACGTCAAATGCCTTTGTCGATTTCTCGTAGAAGTCAGTCATCATTTATATATCCTCTCGTCATAGAACCCATAATCATAATCATCGAATCCCAACGTATCTTGCTCTGTAAACCCATATGCTGTGGATATGAGCAACGTTTTTCTATCTTTGATTATACAATATGCATCGTATTTTCTGATTGCGTGTACGGGCGTTTTCTCAACAATCAAGCAAGAAGCCAAATATTCTATCATATCATTCCTCTCTTTGTCAAGACTTTCTTGCGTCTTTCCATAAGTATCAGAAGTTCATCTACACCATCTATGCCCAAGAACGTATTACCTGATATGTTATACGTATCTCCACCGCCCCCACCAAACCCGAAATCCCCGGCTTTGCTCAATGGGATAACTGCTTCTGGTTCCCCAGCTTCGCCTATGAGTGCGGCAGTAGGGGATGTGACAATACCACCTTCAGCATACGGAATCAATGCAGGTGCCGCAGGTGCAGGCTGTGCTTGAATCTGCGAGACTTGATATGCAGTAGCTCCAGCGATTATACCACTTCCGATTACACCAGCAATGGGACCGAGTGCCCATGCTTGCATGATACCTTGAGCACCTGCAATGATAGCTTTGGTTATTGCCGTTTTTCTATCTACTTCAAATTGAGCTTTCTCTGCTTCGTATCTGGCTTGAGCCAAAGCGTTCTCAGCATCTATTGCGGCTTTCTGAGCATCTTTCTTTTTTGCTTCGTATGCAGTGTTTATCGCATTTTTTCTCGCTTGATAATCTGCATACGAAATGGTGTCATTGTCATACATCTCTTCAAGGGCTTCAAGTTGTTCATCATTCTCATCTTCAAGAGCATCTATTGTTTCATCTGCTGATTCTCGTTTTGTTTCATAATCTTCTTCAAGCAAAGCAATATCAGCTTCCCTCAATGCACTTTGCGTATCATAATATGCAGTCATGGCGGAACTCAGGGAATCCCAGACCATGGAGAACCCTTGCAGAAATTGCCCAGTTTTTACAATAGCTCGTTGCAAATTCTGAAGTTCTTTGTATGCATCTTTGCCTACTGCACCTTTGAACGCTTCTTCCATCTTATCATACAATGAAGTGTTTTCAGATAACTGTTCCTGCTGGTCATCATAATATGCATTAATCAGAGCCAGCAAGTCTGCTTGCTCTCCATATTTTGCGTTGGTTTCTGCAATTTCTCGTTGCCTTTGCAATTCAATCTTTTCGGAATCAGTCATTTCCGCATTAGATTTCACACGCCAGTCAAGTTCTTCTTTCTTAGCAGAAAGTACAAGAGCCTTTTGGTCGTCATAGAGCTTGTTGATTTTTGCAAGATTATCGGCACTATCAAGACCTTGCTGGTTTGCATCGTAGATTGCTTTTCCGCGTTCAAGTTCAATCTCAGAAAGCTGGTTTGCTATTCCTAATTCGTTTTTACGCAAATTAAGACTTGCTTGCTGGTCAGTTAAACTCTTTGAATATGCAGTTGCAAGAAGATTGGCTTGAATCCCATACAATTTGTTTATCAGTTCTTGAAGAACTACAGTCTCGCCATTTTCATCATTCAAAGAAGCAATAGCAATCTTTCTATCTGCTTCAAGTCTAAGCAAACCCTGCGAATTCTGAGCTTGCAAAATCTGGTTTTCGAGAATTGTTTTTTGTTTTTCTACATACTCAGCTTCTGAATCTCCGATTTTTGTAGTAAGCCCAGAAATAACAGAATCAATATATGATGTATCAGCTTTATATGCAAGTGCTTGCTCTCTGGCTAAAGTCCATTCTTTCAATTCATCCTTTAACTGTTTTGTACTGAACCCGATAAATGAATCAAGCATTTCTTGCGGGGTTTTTTCTGCATCGGGAGTCGGTGGAGTCAAATCAACATCTTGAATATTGGCCGCAACATCTACAATTCTATTATACAATTGAGGAAATGCTTTTTCGTAAGAAGAAAGGTCTATTTCACCTTTCCTGTAAGCAGTAGCAATCTCAATCAATCCTGCCTCTGTCTCCGCATTTGCAGAACGCAAATCGTTTTGAGATTCAGTAAGATTCAGTGTAGCATTATTTAGACTTATTTGAGCAGATTCAATAGACCCTGTAAGTTCTGCGTATCTTCTTGACCCAACAGCAGTTTTAGCTTGCTCCTCTCTGAGTTCTTCTATCCTCTTTACCCAATATGCCTGCCTTTCTGCATTATATTGAATTGATTTTGAATATCCTTCAATATTTAACTGATTCTGATGATATGCACGAGCCATATCATTCAAGGCCTTTGAAACATCAATTGCGGCTTGCTCTTTTCTGATTTTGAGCATACGCTCTTCAATATCAGTCAACTTCCCTTGACTGGTTTCAAGTTGATTAACGATATCATTGTAATTCCCTGTTGAAGTTATCAAATTATCATAGGAGTTTTTTATCAGGTACAACGTTTCGTTCTGAGCATTGAATTGTCCAAGTAATCTTGTCAATTCTTCAACAGTCCCAGAAAACGCAGAAACAAGTTTATCGCCTATCGAAGTTTTCAGTACCTCATATTGTTCATTAAGTTGCTTGAGAGCAAACCCGTTCTTGTTTATTCCGTCAGTGACTTCGAGCAATGCTTCATCGGTAGCCCCTGCATATTTCTTGATTTCATCAAGTTTCCATGCATACGTTTCTGCTTGTGAGCCTGCAAGATTGGAAGCCGCAGACATGGCCTGCACTCTTCCAAGCAGAGCCTGCAAACCCACACCTGTCTTATCCGAGTATTTGAGGACTTCCGCCAATGCTCCTTGGAACCCATATTGCTCTATGAGAGACTTACCGGATGCAACACCTAATTCTTTATACATCTTGGCCAAATCGGCTGACGGGCCTTCTAGAGCCACTAGAGCGGCTCTCAGTTGTGTTGCGACCTCGGAAGCAGAACCAGATACACCGGTCAATGTGGCGAACCCACCAAACAGTTCTTCCTGAGATACTCCCATGCGATTTGCAGAATCCGTTACCTGTTGTATAGACCCTGCAAGTTCTGGGAATGTGGTTTGTCCTAACTTGACAGTCAAAAAAGATAAGTCCGATACCTTCTGCATAGCCTTAGCAGATGTATCACCATATGCTTTAGTTACTGCGGACAACAAATTAAGAGAATCCACAGTTGTTGCCATACCTGCAATACCGGCTTTGGAAACAATATTCAATCTCTCTTGTGTTTCTTCGTTATCCCCGAATGCCGAAATTACTTGATACAAACCATTGGTCAAATCCGACAAGGGTTTGCCAGTTTCGGTAGCCATACCTTTTACGGCATCCTTGAGTTCGTTCAATCTCTCGGCTTGACCGGGAATCAATGTTCCGACATTGGCAAGGCCCTCATTAAATTTCAGTGAAGCTTGATAGGATGCAGTAAGCTCTTTTTTAAGCGTAGCAAGAACCGCAGTAAATGTGACAGCGACACCAGCAACTTTGGCAAATTTGGTTATCAAATCACCAACGCTACCCTGCATCTTGTCAAGTCCGCTTTGTGCAGTTCCCAAATCACTTTTTACTTGTAAGGCAATTCCATATTGGTCAAGTGCCATTTACTGCATCCCCTTTTCAATAGCAAGCCTGTCAAACAACTCACAGACTTTTATTATTTTCCATGGATGTTCAAACCATCCTTTGCTGTACGGTAACTTGCCTTTCTTGTGCCATTTCCAGAGTCTAACCCAATCATAAAAATATGAAGTCATATACTCTGGTATCCTGCCTTTCTTGAATGAGTATGTCCCTGTCGAGCAACTGACCAAGTGCGGTCGGTTTCGTGTGAGAGGGTTATCTTTGTAAGTCGCATTCCCTTCAACCCATAAGATGAATGCGATTGTCAGTTTTTTAAGTTGAGCATATCCACTTGCATGAACTTCAAACGCAACTCACTGACGATTGTTGCAAATTTGCTGTTATGGAACGAATAGAGTTCGTCTGGAGTCTTGATTTCCTTTACTTCGCTTTTTTCTTTGTACCTGAAATTCTCAAGCTTCTCAATCCTGTATGCAAATTCCCAATATTCAGAGAACATGTTATACAAGTCCATGAACTCGCGTTTATCCTCTGGATTTGCTTTTTGGTAATCTCTGATGTCTTTTCTGATATGCGATGCAATCTGAGCCAGGTCCTTTCCAGACAATGGTTTGATATATACCCTCATCTGTTTCTCAACAGGTCGTTTTTTATTATTCAGTGATTCAATGGTATACACTTCTGTTTCATCATTGATGTCCAACAGAAAATCCTCTTCAAATACTTCTTTTTCTTCTTCCATTCTTTGCTCCTTAATTATGTGAAACAGCAGGGAGAGCCTACGGGTTCCCTGCTCTAATCACTCATACTCCGTTAACTTGATGCCAATGCAACAGTAATCAACTGCAATCTATCCGCAGAACTTGCGGCAAAACCAGAGCTGAACTCCTGTGCGGAACCATCGGTAGCTCCCAGATTTCCGCTCTCAATCTCGATTTTACCGACAACAGCCATCAACGTATCGCCGCCAACCTCTTCATCATTGAGGAACCCGACAAAGAACAAGGGAGTATTGGTTTTTCTCACCATAGTAAACGCACCAGCACTCGAAACCTGCAAGATATCCAAGAATCTCTTCTTAATCGTGTTGCTTGCAATAGTGGTAATGCCGTTCATGGTCCCACTTGCATCAACTTTGCCCATGCGATACGTCTTTACTTTGTCAGCCATGGTAGTCACATCAATCTTATCCTTGGTCAAGCTTATTTCAAACCCCTTGATGCTTGTATCTTCACTTACACTATTGAGCAAACATACAGGGATTGCTTTGTCTCCGGTTGCAAGAACCAAAGCACCATCATTATAGAAATAGTCTTTTACTTCGGGGTCAGCCCAATCAAAGGCACTTGCGGAACTTGCGATTGCAGTTACTTGATAAAATCCCTTGCCAGCTCCAGAAGCGGCAGTTCCTCCAGCTAATATATCCAGAGTCTTGGTGGCATCGCCCACATATTCTGTTCCCTGTTCTACAAGGTACAGGGCACCATCGTTGCCAATCAATCTATCTTTACTCATATCATCATCTCCTATTTATTTTTCTTTTTACATATGTATTATACAACACACAGTCTATTATTCATTATCTGAAAACTCAGAGTACTCGACAGTGATATATTTTGTATACCACGGTCTTTCTCCTTGTTGCCCACTCAGATATACTTTGCTCAATTGCACAGAACCATATTTATTTCTCAATTTCTTGTTCGTTTTAAAAATTAATTTGAAAGAATCATACAGCGAAAAAATCCAAGATTCCCCTTCTCCATATGGTACATTCAAATCCACTTGCATCAAACCATTTATTCGTTCATGTCCTTCTGCCAATACAGTATCACTTATGTTTGCTTCAAGAAACCATAATTGTACATATGGCTGGCCCACAACAGGTTCGAATACTTGATTAGGTACATAGAAAGCAACTTCCTGTTCTGTTGCCCATTTGACGAATTCTTCAGTTAATACTTGCTGGATTTCTTTTCTTGTCACATCAATACCTCCTTTGCACTCTTCAAGGCTCCATATTTCTTGGACACAACATCCTCTACAATCTCACTCAAATCTTTCATTATTTGTTCCATGGATATTCTCACCATACCAGCAGGTGCTTGTTTCGAAAACCCATTTACAAGTTTATCTCCTGTCTTTGCAGGATTTGGGTATCCTCCATATTCAAGTTTCTGAATATACGGAAGATTATTTGTGAGAAATAATCCTTGTTTCATACGTGCGTTGTATACAGTATTCGCCATGTCAGTTATCTGCTGTTCTGTTGATTTTGTTTCATCTACAACACCTTTCGCAAAATCCCCAATTGTTGTCTGCCAATTCGACCTCGCTCTTCCGTTGTCTACAGGAGTCTTGAGAATGACTTGTCTGAACAGATTTAAAGCGGCAAGTTTCATAATCATGTTCAACTTATACATGGTGTTTTTACTTATGTTTTTTGCATCATCAGGTTCGTTGTACACTGCCATTTATATTCCTCGCATACACAAGATACAGCAACACAAGCGATGCTGGCTGAATGGGTTCTACATGATACACAACATAGTCTTTGTTGTTGAGCACAATGATATTTCCAAGGTCTGGTGTAACATTCGGAGTTGTATACAATTTTACGTCACCGGCTTTTACGAATTCCCCATCAATATCTTTCTTCTTGAAATTATCCTCAATTGCATCTACTGTGTTTTCTACTATAGATGAAGTGTGTTCTGTTATGCTGATTTCTCCGGTTTCTGTGTTTCTCCAGATATATCCCATTTGTACGGCATCAAATTCTTTCACCCAATCACCGACCAAAGCAACTTGTTGTTTTATTGTTACAGGTTTCCCGAATTGCTTGAGTTTTGGGAGGACTACATCAACAAGAATTTTAGCGTAGTCCATTTAGTACCGCCTTATCCTATTGCTTCTGCTTTTGATTAAATCTTTAAGATATACTTGTACACTTTGATACGCAACTCTTCCTGTTTGCTGGCCTTGATATACATATGTGGTTTGTACAGGTCCCACGTTTTCTGTTTTCTGAGCAATTCCATCTTCTACAGAAGTAAACAATTGCGTTCCACTAAGAGACAGCAAGCACGCTTCGCACGTTGCACTAATTATATCTTTTGGGACCCCGCTATATACATACCCTTCTTCTGAATATGCATACCATCTGGGCCAATTCAAAGCTTGAGTTTGTGTCGGTCTAACACCGATATACCGAAAATTCTTATCTATATATTGTGTTGCTTTTACCAAACCTTGTTCAATCTGTGTATCTGAATAAGCAGAAAGGTCGGTACCTCTATCTGACCAGTACAAGCGGAATTCCTCTACAGAACAATACGAATTTGAGTTAAGTAATCCAGTACCGTCTTCTACTATAAACATACTCTTCATTCCTCCCCATAGATATTTCGCTTCAGAATCAACTTGATATCTTTTGACATTTCCTGAATATCTGCGGAAAGATTTTTCAGTTCTACTTCTATTGCGGTCAACCTTATTGAAGTTGATTGCTCAAGTGCATGCAGTCTTTCTTTCATCAATCGTGCATCATTCTGCAAATCAACAATACAATTCCCATGTTCGGTCAAAACCTGCTTATCGCCGCCTTTTTTTAAAAGAAAGCGGAACAATTCAATAATCAATCCACCGCCAAGCAACACAAGCAGGATATCTTTCCACATATCATTCATTTATTCAGTCCTCCGCCCAACACAACTTGCTTATTCCTCATACCATCTAAGCTCAACAATCACCTTGGTATCAGCAACGCTGGAAACTTCAATTTCTATTGCATATTCTGTATCAGCAGACAACACAAATTCTTCTGAAAAACCAGCATCATAACCTCCAGACACACTCTGAGGAGAACCACCTGAACCTACAGAATACATACCAATTTTAGTTGCTCCAGTTATATCTACAGTAACTCCATTTTTAAGCGTACATGAAGATTGCAAACTCGAACTCCTGTTCATATTATTTGGAGTTAATACTTGTCCATTAGTGATTATCGCATCTTCATAAATCCTTACAATAACTACACTAGCAGTTGAAGAAATTATGGATGGTCTCCAATGAATCATTTTCCCAGAAACAACAACAGGTGTATGAAACGACAAATAACGCTTTGCGCCTTTTACCAAATCCTCTTCTACAAATACAGAAAACTTTTTGCCTTCATGAACATATCTATGGTCTCCATCTATTGTTGTATGGAAATCAGTGTAGTCATCTCTTTGTTTTTCGAGCAATTCTTGAGGTGTCCAAGCCATTTTATTTACTCCTCTTTATTTTTCTTTGAGAATTTCTTGAGCTTTTCCACTTCTTTCTCAAGTTCTTCTACTCTAATATACAACGATTCATTTACTTTCTTCACTGAAAAAATGGTATCAGAAAGCTCCCTCATTTGCATTCTGAAATCATTCATTTTGTTTGTAAATTCAATTCTTGTTATTGATGCTTGCAATTTGCTCATATCAATAGAGGGAGCTTTCTTGTCTTCCATTTATCGTTCCTTTTTAGTATGCAGTTCCAAGAGCATTATATCACCAAAATAGTGACTTTCTTTCTTCTTCATTTTTGGCATTTATTTTTCTCCTATAAAGTAAACAAGCTTGCCCTCAGCAAAGAGGGCAAGCCATATCTGTTTTGATTAACCCAGTGTCTTGAGAACGACAAACCCAACGTTCTTAACCGAACTGTAAGCCCTGTCCCAGTTTGCGGCAGTTGCAAGCTCAGTATTGTTCGGGAACTTCTTGGCGACAGAAGTCTCAAGCCAATTGAACCCTGCGGGGTGCAATGCAAATACACGTCTGCTGTGCAAGAAATCAATACCACCGCCCTTATCGGGGTTTCTATCAATCTCGGTCATCTCATAACCTGCGGCACTCTCACCGTAACCGAAAGCTCCTCTCTTGTACAGGGTAGTCCAGTATACAGGAGTATTCTGCACACCACCAACAGTCTCAAGAGTGGAAGTCTGGTCATCATCAAGAATCACGGATTTACCAAGATATGTACCAAACCCAACGTTCTGCTCAGAATCGGGAGCAAAGTCAATCAGGTTCAACTGTACAAGTCTGCTATACGGTACACTGTGCATCGAGATAGCGGTGATTTCTTGGAACTTGTCGCCCATCAAGAAAATCGCATCAATAATGCTCTGACTAGAAATCTTTGCATCATCCCCGACATTGGCAGTCAGGTTCTTCACCATATCGCCAGCATTGCCGGTTGCGTTCTCTGCAATGACACCACGAACAGTAGCAAACAGCACATTCTGCATTGCCTTGTACCAGAAATTCTCGACCATGCTCTGAATGGCATTAATCGGGTCAGTTCCAGCAAGGATAGCGGACATGTCATTGGCTCCCCACTTCTTGACACGCATCTGTCTGCGAACGGTGAACTCGGAAGCTTCAATGTTGTCGGTATCAACATCATTGTCTTCATCGGGCACTTCGTCCAGCTTGTTGGGGTTAATCAGGTCTTTCCAGAACGGAGTGACAAACTGACTTGCACCACCAGCCAGAGACATATCAATCTGCGGGTCTTTTACGATAATCCCACTCTTGTACAGAGAGGAATGATAAATTGAACGCTCCATAGCGTAATCATTGTATACTTCTGGAACTACTACATTAGCAATTTTGGTCTCAGCCATTTTAAAATTCTCCTATTTATTTCTTACTATTTTCAGCTTTCATTCGTGCATATTCTGCGGGATTCTCTTGATACAAAGTGACACGTTCAGCAGGACTCATTTCCTTCCACGGTTTCTTTGTCTTGAATCCACTCTTGCTACCAGATGCTCCACCACCAGTGTTTACATCAGCTTCCAGATAGGTCTTTGCATCAGCAGTGCCTTTCCAGAACTCGAAATAATCTGCAATCGGCAATTCCTGCCCATTGTCCCTGATGTAGACAACACGGTCATCTCCATCTTTCTCAACCTTGACCTTGCTCTTGAAAAACACTTTCAGCATAGGCCTGTGTGCTTCAATTACCCTTTTCCCACTTACAAACTGCTTATCAAGCTCTTGGTCTACAAGAAGGTTTTCAAGCTCTCCATTTACACTGTTCAACTGTGCCTTCAATGCTTCAAGTTCTTGGTCCTTTACTCCCAATTGGTTTTTCCACTTCAGCTCAACTTTGGACTTAATGTCCTCGATGTTGACTTTGGTGTCACCACTTGCAATCGTATCCTCTTCAAACTTTTGCAAACGCTTGAACTCTTCTACATCAAATTTTCCCACTTGCTCTTCAAGACTCTTCACCTTTTCCTGCAATGTTCGTTTCTCTGCAATCAAGTCCTTGTTCTTTGCAATCAGTCTCTGCTTATCATCTTCAGAACCCACAAGATTCTTCAATTCAGTTTCAATTGCGTTCATATCAACGCCTTCTACTTCCTTGAGAAGCTCCTTTAATTTAGCCAAGAATGCTTCCATCTAAATCTCCTTTCTATCTATACAAACATTATACAACATGCCTGTTATTTTTCGTTAACATCAATACACAACACCCTTTTCTATTTCTAGTGCATACGGCTCTCCATTAGCAATGGCTTTCTTTATGATTTTCACTATTTCAGATTCGTTCTTATCACTTACATAAAACAATGGAAATTCTTCATTAAATTCTTCTCTATATTCTCTCATTAATTCTTCAATTTTACTCATTTAAAATATCCTCCAAAAACTCTTCAAAAACTTTATATGTTTTGGGAAAGAACTTTCTTATTGATTCTGTTTTTGATAAAATAGTTGCACTATACATTTCTGCAAATATTTCAGTACCCAAATTTGATTCATTTTTGCTCCAATAATCAATTCCATGCCCAAATCCTACCTTACCTTTTGTTGCTCCTTCCATCATGTCAGCAATATTAGGCATCTCTTTACTATCTATATCCCATAATTGTCTATTAATGTATTCTTTTAGATGCTTCTGTTTAAATTTTATATCATAGGATTCTCCCTTCATAGCTAATCTCTTCCAATCTTCTATATCAATAATCCCATTGTTCGCAAGCCACGCTACAGATTCTGTATCTTTCGCCATATTGGCAATATGATATTTTATTGTATCTTCGGCATTTTTTAATAAATCTTTTGTTTCTAATATAAGTGTATTTGGTAATTTTCCATCTTTATATGTTCTCGAATAATAATCAAATCTTTGAAATATAGATACACCATCTTTCCCGGGGGTATTAAAATCTATTGCATGACCAACTTCATGAAACAATGTTTCCCAAGGCGTTTTATATTGCGAACCACTTTTCACTTCTTTAAGATTGAAATAAATTTTATCTGGCCCCGGTCTGTAATATCCCCCTCTAATAGAGTCAATATCACCAACTTTTATATTCTCTTCAAATTTACCCCATATTCTTAATGCATTTTTATTTTCTGTTTTATCAATTATATCATGCACAATATCATAATTATCTTTCCCTATGGATTGAGCTAAAATAGAATTGTAATCCCTCATAATGTTTTTTGTTGTCTCAGCATTCATCTTGCTCAACTGTCCGAGAGACAACCCTGTTCCGCTATCTGCAAATGAATCGAACGAATATTTGCCATCCTTATACAATTCGTACTTCTTATTTCCAAGAACTTGTTTTTTGAATGCTTCTGGTTGGGTTGCAAACCAATCCTTGTACCTCATAGTTTCGGGCACTTGCCCGTTCATTGAGGCCCTAGTAGAGCTTGAAAATTCCTTGTCAGATAGTCCCATTTCTTTGAGTGATTTTATCACAGGAACAGTAGTTGAACGGCAGTTATAATGGGCTGGAGGACGCCTTCCATTAAGTTCTCTGACTGTACCGTCCTCGTAATCAACCTTTCCATCTAAGTTCACACATTCAAGTGTAGTTCTTCCATCCAATGTAGACACCCATTGTACACCTTTTATCAAGTCCGAATTCTGCTTGTACGTGATTTCTCTTGATGTACTCGAAAAGTGATTGAGTGCAGTTCTTACTTGTGTTTGTATATGCCTGCGTGTTCCATTGATTAATCCATCAGAGTAGTTCAATGCTTTTGTGCCGAACAATGTTTTCACAACATCGGAAACAGTTTGGCCTTGCACGAAAGCCTGTTGCACTGCATTAGTGAACAATGAGGTCTTACTGTCTGTCCATCCTTTTATCATTCCTTGCAATGTTTCGTTGTTGAATGGGGTTGCTTTCACTGCGGCAAGTATTTGCGTTGGTGCAGGTTGGATGAATGATACGGGAACTTCACCTGGTACTGCATCTTTGATGATATCCCCAATCCATCTTGATTCAAGCGTACCAAAATTAACCGCCAATTCATCTATCTTGTTTTCTAATACACCTTTTGATTCTGCTACAATATCCTTTATGTCTTGTCTCATGAGTTTCAAGCGTTTACTGGTTATTGTATCTGTTTTGCCTTTGTATTTGAGAAGCTGTTGTTGCAGTGATTTATCGCTCTTGTTGAGAAGAGCAAGAATTTTTTTTATTTCATGATTCTTGTACTGTTCCACAAAATGTGCGTGTTGTATCGTTGTGTTTCTCAGCTTCTCATTTACAGTCATTTCATTTCCTTTTTATTCGTAGAACGGATACCAAGTCGGAGTAAACCTTGTGATTCCTCTGTCATTGAATTCCATCTCGCAAATCCAAAATCCAGTGTGGTTTGACAACCTCTTGCTTCGCATCCAGTTTGACTGAGTACATACCGCTCCACCACTCAAGCAATGAATATTGCGTTCTAGCATGAAAATTTGTTTATGTGTATGCCCCATCAAAAGCACATTGGGTTTGTCCCCACCAGTGAATGATTCACAGATTTTCTGAACCCTGTATGAGGTTGCGTAGCTGGAACCATCTTCACCATGCCAGAGCCGTATCTTTATTGGCCTATCTCCGTTCTCAATCACGAAATCGGCTACATCTTCTCCTAAATATTCTACGTTTTCGCATTCTTCTGCTATGTCCTTGACAATCAATGCTCCTGCGGATTTAAGATAGAACCTGTCGTGATTACCAGACACTGCATAGATTTGTGCTTCAATTCTGGATAATTGCTCTTTTGCATATTCTTTCTGTGCGGCATATCCAATGTGGGTCAAGTCGTATACAGCATCCATCCTTTTCATGGACAGGCCTTCTGTTACATCTCCTGTATGGAATACGCAATCAAGTTGCTGGCTGTTGATTTCTTTTACAATGGCATCCCAGATATATGGTTTGAACGTGACAGAACCCATATGAGTATCAGTGATATGAGCAAAACGAAATACTGTTCCATCAAATTCCACCTTCTTTGTTCTTGTCGGCTCTACACGTTCGCCTTTTGCCAGTTTTCCGATTTCTTCCGGGCTGAATTTCTCTCTCAGAGCTTTTGTGGACTCCATGTACTCAACCCACTCTGGGAACCTTATTCTAGCTTCACGCCTATACCGGTTTATTGTTTCTGCATTGAGTTCTGTACTTCCCAAGTAGTATGATTCAAGAAACTTCTTCAGTGAGTCGTCTGTGGTCGTTTTCATTGACATTATTCTTCAGTCTCCTCTTCTTCTGTTTCCTCTGTTTGTTCTTCCTCTTCTTCGTCAAACCCGACAGTCAAGGTGGCTTGTGCTACTGCATCTTCGGCTCTTGCTTCGTTCTCTTGCTCATACGTCCAATCCTCTGGCACCATCTCCCCCTTGAGCAGATTGTAGAAGTACAAGTATTGGCTGATTGCTCCTGCTTGTCTTGCAGTAGTAAGATTAGAGAACAGATTCGGGTCAATGTTTTTGATTGAATAGTCAGTGTTGAACATCACAGTTATGTTCCCCGTTACATTCATCCAATCCGCAATGATATTGAGAATCACCTCATACGCTTCTGACAAAGACAGAGCCATGCTCGACAACATGCCTTGTTCTGCCGACCTATGGATTTCTGCGGTCTCTGCGGATTCTATGCCTTTTGGGTCGTTCTGTAGCATGCGACTTGCAATAACCGACAAGGCATCGACTTTCTTGTCCATGGCCTTGGCAATCGCATCAGGTCCTTGCCCTTTGTATTCCATATAATATGCTTGTGCATTTTGTCCATACAACAGCAACGCTCTGCTACCAAGTGCAATATCTTCATCTGAATCTGGTTCTGTGTTATAACCCACAATAACAGGCGTTGGGCTTCCAGTGATATTGATTGCGTTCTCATAATCTGCACTGTTTATGTAATGAGCTATGTTTATGTCTACTGCATCATTCATCATCGGGTAATCCAAATCATCGGAGATGCCTTTCGGTGTCAAGAAGAAACACGGGATGTACGTAAGGTACTCGCCTTTGATTTTCGGGAATATTGTATCTATCTCTTCTTCTTTTTCTGATTTTTTGAACAACCGTATTCTGTACTTTCTTACTCCGGTGTCAAATCCATTCTCGTCTTGTGTAGACAAATCAAGTACACGATATTGCAACACATCTTTCATTATAAATTCATCATCTGGGTCTTGCTCTTCAATGTGCTCTTCTATCACCACTCTTGTAAGTTCAAGTTTGTTGTTGATGATTTCATAATTCCAATTTATTACTTGGTCGGCAGTATAATAGACAGCATATGGTCTGAGGTTCATTGATTCTGCTTGTGCTTGCGAGATAGGACCCTCTGTTGTAGATTTGGGGAAATCCAAAACAAGCACATCTCTGTATTTCAGAAGAATGCGTTTATTGGATTCCTTGATTGCTGTTTTTATGGATTTGCCATCATACGTGAAATTGTCCACAATTGATTGCATGACCGCTGGTGTTTCGAGTTTCACGTCTTTCCTGAACAACTGTTCGTTAAGTCCGTTCGTTATTTTCTTCGTGTAGTTGTAGAACACTGCTCGTTGCAGATAAAGCTGGTATTCTGTGTCTGAATTCATCCAGCCCCTGCTTCTCTCGTCCGCAGTGATTTGTTTCTCGTGTTCCACCATGTGCCCGGACAATCTAGGCAGATATTTGCTTTGCTTTGCTTTTATTGCTTCTTGCCCTTCGTAGGCATCAGCACACTTAATCCATGTGTCTATGTACTTATCGTATAAAGGATGTCTTGCATCTACTCCCATTGTTTTAGCCCTCTTTTGATTGTATTATACAACATGGTATCTATTACCCAAGCGTATACCTTCTCTGCTCTGCTGTAGTCGTACTGAACAGCACCATGTATCTTGTCATATCCGCAATGTGGTCTTCGCCATCGGTTTCTGCATCATCAGGATTCTTTTCATCCCTGGCCAAGATTCTGATGGTTCTGATGAATTGCGGGCATGTGTCAAATACATACATGTGCGGCGTTTCCTTATCTTCATTCACTGCCGCTTCCAGCCTGTCCCTAATCAATTGCCATCCTATGATACGTGTTCCACTCGCCTTGTTGGAAGGAACGAATATAGGATTCATTATCTGTTCTTTGTTGTAGAAGGCTTTGCTGATTTTACTCGCTATGTCTTCACCATCCGATTCATTGCCGAATATACTGGCATCTGCGGGTCCTCTGTATATCTTGTCCACGTCAAAGCGTTTCTTGATTTCTTGCTCTTTCTTGTGTATGCCTCTGCCCAATTGCACGTTGGTCAGTTTCAAACCTTTGTTTGGTTCTCCATTCCATCCATACCATTCATCAATCTGGAACATCGTACCCCTCGGGAAGTAATGGGCTTTGCCTTCATAGATAGCCGCAGTACCATCAGAAATCGCCCACCAGCCCACAGAGAATGGAGCAGACAAGCCCCAGTCCATGGCCCGATACGTTTTCCAAGAACGAGGAATGCTGAAAGGCTTGAGCACGTGTATCTTTTTGTCCCACAAATCATCAAACATACCGCCCGCCAATATATCCCAATCACCCTCTAGCCAAGCTTTCCTGATTGTAGGGTTTGAGTTCTGAGCTATGTTCAGAACGTATTTTGGGTCTGCTTGCATCAATGCCTTATTCTGTTCCCTGCTTGAATGAATATACACACGTTCTGTAACCATATCTTCAGTTGCAGGTACTCCGAGTTCTATCAAATCTTCTTTCTTTATTATGTCTCGTATGATTTTACCCGGTGGTCCTTGGTCAATGAATCTTGCTTTTACTGCATTATGACCACGCCCCCACGGATTGCACGTACTTATGTATTTTCTCACCGTCACATCTGGATTTGAGCATCTGCATACAGACATCATCATGGTGTACAAATCAAGGGTAGCCCAATTCGTGAGTTCTTCCCAGCCTATGAAAGGATATTCATGTCCATGATATGCCCAATAATCATCAACAACTCTAGCATGTCTGAACAGCAATTGTTCACCGGTCTTGAAATACCAAGTATGCTCACTTCTATTGTATGTCGCATCAGGGAATATTTGCCTGAACCATCTCTGTGATTTGGCTATGATGTCTTGCAAATTTGGGAATGTTTCGCGGAAGATGATTCCTTTCCAAGATTCTCCCCATCCTTTGCCGATATGTTGAGCAAAGTCCATGAGCAAAACATCTGATTTCCCACCGCCTCTGTTTCCTTCTATCAGAACTTCAAAGACAGGACAACTCAATACCTGCACTTGGGCACCTGGCTGAGGTTGCCAGATTATCTTTTTCGGTTCATTGAGTTTCTGTGGTTGCAGAGATTTCATTCGATACATGGTTTTCCTTTGATGCCTTTATTTGGTAATCTTGAATTATCTTGCATATCTTTGCTACTATTGTACCATATGCATATGCCCAATCTTCCTCTGATTGTTCACCGACAATCAATGATTTTTCATCAACCCCATACATGATTCTTCTGAGTTTACAAACAACATGGAATGATTCATGGGAAATCAACTCAATAGGAAGCGATGAATAATCCCCGTTGTTTTCTATCCATACTACAACTTTCACTTTGTTACCTTTGGATAACTGAGTTGTTATGCCATCGCAAAAATTATTTATAAATTCCCCTGTTTCACTTCTGAAATATAAAGCAAATTCATTTTGAGCTGAATAATGAACTTCTATAGGAACCCCCATTGCCGGCGAACGAAACATCTTTTTCACGCTTTTTCTTTCTTCCTTTATTGTATATTTTGTGCATACTTTTCTGTATATCCTCATACACTACGGTAAATGTGTATAAACTCTCTAGTGGGCAAAATAAACTTTTTTGCCAACAGGTTGTATATTTATACAATTTCCTTCTTTGAACGCAATGTATCAACAGTATCTCCGTTTGAGTTCATCACATACGCCGTTCCTTGCATCAATATGAGCATATCATGGAATACACCTTCTGTAATCAACGACAGTTTAATCTTTTTTGCTTGTATTGGAGCAAATTCGTTGTATTTCTCATATAGGAATATATGATTGTACCTCAATTTATCCATAGTGGACAGCGTGATTTCCACGTCCGTACTTGCTCTTTCATATATGCCACTGATTGTTACATCTACCTTTTCATGGTCTAAATTATATCCCAAGAATCTAATTTTTTCGGTTTCAGCCATTTTGTTTTCCTTCTCTTTATCTTCTTATACATCATAATAATACATTATGATTGTTATTAATTCATTTTTTCCCAATCATCTGCTTCTATGATACCGGGAACTGCAAGAACACCCGTTGATTTGTTTCCTTCTTCATTTGTTTTCAGGTTTATGTTCTTGTTGTCCAGACCAAGCATGGATTGGAGCTGTCTAAACGCACTATCTCTATCTGCCAATTTGTATACAGTCACTTCTCTATCGGCATCTTTGCCGTAGTATTTCTTTTCTATTCCATCAATGATGATATGGTCCTCTCCTAAATCTTCTAGGGAATTGATGGAATCTTTGAGCGTCCCATCTTTGTTGAAATACTTCCACCTGTTGCTAAATGCCCTCCTGTACAATGCATCTATGAGGTTTCTTTCTATTTTATCTATCTTATCTCCAAATACAGTTTCCCAGAATTCGTGAATTGCATTCTGTATCTTTTCGTCTTTCATCCATAATGCGGCTTGTTGACCATAGTATTTGGACGTAGTACCAGTAAGTACCATTGCCTTTGATGCATTGCCATTACACAATACATAATTGATGACAAAGAAGCGTTGTCTAGGACTACATGCCTTGAACGCAGGGGATTTCTTGGTGAGTTCAAGATAATACTGTTGCTCTGCATTTGCTTCTGCTTGATAATCCCTGTATTTACCGTTTCGGGATTGTGTGTCTCTCTTCTTTACTTGCTTTTCAATGTCTTTCTTTTCCATTGTTCATACCTCTTTTCTCTATTATATCATAGCTAACTTGTTATGTAGTATAGGGTTTATATGGCCTTAACACTCTATGTTTCACTAGAAATCTACCCATCTGAAAATTGTTTTCAGCTTTATATTGTTTCTATGAAAACATTTATCAATTACATGTAAACATATGTATAGTGTGTGTCATACAGTATTGTGTATCATACAATAATAGAACGTTCAGATATTTTTGGTTTCTATTTTTCTTCATTCTTTTAGTTTGTTAGTTATTCTTACAAAGTAATTTGATTTATTTTGAGTTGTTTTATTACTATTTTTTGTTTTCTTTGATTGGATAATAAGGTATTTGTTATAGACTTTTGATTAACAATACCTGCCAAGGCTATGCAAAGCATCCTCAAATCGGTAGACTACTCATTTCTTGTTCAGTGCCAGTTCTCACCTGTAGCTTGTCTACAAGAGTCTGGCCACTCTTTTTTAGATAAAGAAAAACCCTTCCTTTTTTTGATTTGGAAGGGTCCAGATTTGATTTTTGCTTATTTTTTACTTTGCTTCTTCTACCCAGCATTTCCTGCCGGTTTCTTCAATGAAAGCGAGAGCCAAGCAATGAGCTGTTTCTTCGTCAAATATGAGTTGTGTGTAATTCTCATTTCTTGGTCTGAATCCTTTGGTGGAGAGTGTTGCGAATTTTCCTGCTTTTACTTCTTGTACTACGTAAAATTTTCTTTCCATTTTTGTAATCTCCTTGTTTCTTCTTTGTGATTACATATTATGATGTATTAGAAATCTTGTCAACAGATTTTTGAAATTATTTTTAAAACATTTTTTCTAGATTATAGTCAAGGTTTTCTTCTCTCTGCTTTTCATCAAATAATGCTTCTCCTACTATCTTCTTCCAAACATATTCACAGGCTTCCATTGCTTTATTTTCTGTATATTCTTCCCCTTGTTGTATTACTACCGTACCTTGTTTCACGTTCCATATGAATTTCCTTTCTGGTTCGTCAAATACTGTTTCCCTGACCATTGCTGTATGGTTGAAAGGAAGTAGTGCAATGTTCTTTATTCTTCCATCTATATAGTGTGTATGATTCCATATAATTGGTTTGATTGTCATTTTGTTTCTTCCAATACTGGTACGCCATCAAAATAAAATTGCTTGCCTTCGTCTAATTCAAGCGATTCTTCTAAATTAATTAAAGCACATTTTACAACATCTTTTTTCAAAGCTTCATTTGTTATTCCAGCACATGCATTTATACATAAGGCAATTCTTTCTGCGTTAGCCAGATTGTCTGTAGGTTCAATGTTGATTGTGTCTGCACATTTGCAGATATATCTGAGTTCGGTATCTGCGACATATACTGTTGGGAATCCATTATCAGATTTTACGCCAAATCCTTTCGGCATGACAAACCATGGCTCTTTTGTGTAACTCATTTTGCTACTCCTCCCTTATTCTATTTTCACTAAAGCACCAGACACAATTATGCCATGTTTCGACAAAGATTTTAAAAAAATATTCAATCGCATTATGAATTCCTCCCTATTGCAATCTCGTAAATTACCAAACATAACAAGAGTTCCACGGTCATCGAAATGCATTGAAATTCCATCTGAATACATGGACGCCCCAAAATATGGATAAAAATACACATTCAATTGTTTTTCAGAACCCAATTTGAATACACTCTCATCCTTCCCCAACCAATTTACATAACTTTTTGCACTTTCCAGCCGAGCAACTATACCTGTTTTATCAAATTCATTACAATCCTTCGGAAACCAGCCAAGTGATAAATCATATATTGCACGCACATATGTCCATTCGCTCATACAGTTATTCTTCCTTTTCGAGCGGATATATCCGACTTTTGCAATTAACGTGCCATGGATAATCGCACAGTACTTTCTTATCATATGTTTTACCGAACAATCTTTTATAACTCAAAACCTTTAGATATGGGCCATTATATACTTGCAAGTATTTTGTTTTACAAAACCTAAGTAAGAAATTGATGATGATTTGTTTCATATGATTACCTTTCCTTTTGCTTCTTTCACGATTCCTCCTTGAGCAAACGAATCTTTTCTTCCTTTTATTGTCACTTGTGCTTTGCCGTTTTTGATTGTTAATTCTCCCATGATACTTGGCTCTTCTTTGATTCCAATCGCTTTGTTTAATTTCTGGGCCGTGTTTTCAGAAGCAACGAGTAAAGCTAGTTCTGCTTTATCTTCTGGGAATCCCATACAACCAAGAACTTCTACAACTTCTTTTATGAATACGCTCATATAAAATTCTACCACAACACCAACCCCTTGCCCGTCTAATTTCATTTAATTTTCTCCTTTTTCAAGCAATTCTACAGGAATTTCATCCAATTTGCAGTATTTTCCGGAAGTTTTACTGTAATATACGAGATTTACTGCTGTTTTATTGGAAGAATCGAGAAATTTTGTGACAACAATCATTTCTTGGTGATTGGACAACAACTCGTTTTTGAACTGCACAACATCACCAACATCAAACCCTTCTACTACTTCTTCTACTATTTCGCAATCGGTTTTCAGCAAAAATTCTCCTTTAAAAGAGCCAAATAAAACAACATAGCTTTCATTACCAAAAAAATCTTCTCCAACTTCAAATATCTCACCAGAATGTCCATAATACCAGTAATACGATTTAGAACACCTCACTACTTTTACTTTCATTTCACACTCCTTCCCGCAATGCTTTCCACTGAGCGTATTGGTCGTATACTGATTTTTTCATCACTCCAATATTTGGATTGAAATGAACATAACAAATAAATTCATCAATTCCGTCCAGGTAGCTTGGACTCTCGTCTTCACTGTGAAACATTCTTTCTTGAAAAGATATGCCACCTGTATTGACCGTATAAATACCTACCAAAACTTCTGGAATTGTAGCAACATCCAATTCATATTCACTGATATATTGGTTGACTCCAAAATAACCATTGTCATAAACCATTCGCTTGTTGATGTATTCTTGTGCCTTTTCTTTTGATGAAAACATGGCAGAAATTCCAAAATCAGAATACTCTCCGTGAGTAACAACAAATACTTTCATTTCAACAATCCTCCAAATTTTGCTTGTATCAGCGACCATTCTTCTAAGGTAATTCCACCACAATCATACTTCTCTTGCAGATTGTACAGACATTGTTTGAGATATCTCTCAGTAAATTTACTAGAAAGGCACTTATAACGACATTCTGTTTGATTCACGTATTTAGAATATTTATCAATCCAACCTTTTGTTGAATCACCAACAGAATATCCACGCAGAGCAATTTCAGTGACCAATCTTGCATGGTAACACAAAAGACCGACCTTATCTTCATTGACAAAATCTACCAGCAAATGATTAACTTTACCTTTCTCTATGATTTCATGTTCAATCAAGCAACATTCCCTGTTCTGCCCAATCAATTGTCGTCTTGGTAGAACATTCAACAAATCTATGTGCCATAATCTCATTCTTTCTTCTCCTTGCCTAAAATAAACATTAACATGATGATTCAACAAATGTCAACAGTTTTCTATTGAATTTCTTCTACTTCGTATGATAACTCTTCTTTGTTTCCCTTTGCATCTCTCTTCTTTTGGAAGTGTTCTGCAACAATATCCGCAATGTGATATGGGAGTATTACAGCCCTCTTTCTTTCATCTACAATTATCCCAATTTCAGTCACAAATCTATCTGTTCTTCCTTCTTTCTTTTCTGCGACTATGAACATACCTTCTAACTCCTTCTAAAACGGGCGAAATTCGTTCTACAATCAATTCTCTATACAAAGTTGAATAATATTACATCCCAAGCGTCAGAATTGATTGTAGACGGTTTTCATAGAGATGACTTCGCACCATTGACAAGTTTCCACTTGTCACACATTACCATGATATTCTCTAGGTTTTTGGTTGCCTCAAGCACTCCAATCCCATCACTGATAATCCAGGAATAATCACCATCCTTGAAGTGCATGAGCCCCACATACCACTTTTCCATTCCCTTAATTGGATTCCTGTCCATGTCCAGACGTATGTACTTGGTCAGACCTGAGTCCACGTACAGGTCACCGACATCATTGGATGCATCGGGTTTCACTCCGGTCTCCCAAGGAAACTTGTCACCTAGCACTAATTCAAACATTTTGTCTTCTCCTACTGTCCATTATTTGCAATTGTTCTTTGTGTATCCAGCAAATGCAATACACCTTACATCATACCCATACCTAGGAAATGGCTGATAGTAGCAGTACCTTGTGTCAATTTGTATTCCTTTGCTACTGGTATCATTTACGATTGTTTCTTTCCTAACAGGGTCAACAAAAATTCCTGTTCCAACCCAACCTTCTTTCACATTCATGGTTTTACCTTTCCATCGAACAACGAAAATGCAATATTCCTCACGCAATCAATTTCATGCCTCAACACGAATACAGGAGGATTGCGTTCCAAATCCCTATCCATTGCATCGGCCCATCCGCCGCCTGCAAATAGCGGTTTATAATTTTTCTGTTTCTCAGGCATGGTTTTCCTCCCGCTCGTCAATAAGTTCGGCGAACTCCAATTCCTTATTGCAGACAGGAAGAGAAGCACCCTTACCTCTTACAAGGTCTTTCTTTACCTTGTCCCAATCGTTCAGGAACACAGGCTCACCGAACATGGGACACCAATCACCACACGCTACTGGTGAACCGTTTTCTGAACCATATGGACATAGCTGAGTTTTCATTGAACCAGCCCGCTCGATTGCCAATTCCCCGTTTTTCTTGATTATGCCTTTCATTGCTTTTCCTCCCATCCGTCTGGCATAGTTAGGCTGGTTGTCCAGTCGCTAAAGCCACCGCCAATATACTGGTCTGGGATTAATCCTTTCACAGGTGCATCCCATTCATCATTAATGATTTTCGGAATTGAGCTGAACCACCATCCACGCCCAATATAATCAAGCGCAACAGGCTTTCCAAGAATATTTGTCCATTCTTTCATACCATTCACGCTTCCAGACATCAGCCTGTCGTATGCTGTTGCCTTGGCTTCGAGTGCATCAAGATAGGCTGAGCTTACCTCATCCCCCCATGCGGAATGATAGATTGCCTCAATTCCTGTCTCTGCCTCAAACTGTTTCATGTATTCACTCTTTTCCATTCGCCGACTCCTTTCTCTCATTGGAAATCTTCTCGCACAGACGGTCGAAAGCATTTTGCAATGCGCTGGCTCTTGTGATAGCTATATTGAGGTCTATCTCCAGCTCATTGATTTTCTTATTCTTATCTCTACGAACAAAATCAGTCAAATCTTGGGCTTTTCTGAATAATTCCTCAGCCTTCTCAAGTCTTGTTTCGAGCCATTCGATATAATCATCACTCGGAAAATCTTGATAGACACTATCGTATGGGACTTTTCCGGTTTCTTTTTTATACCTTTCTGCCATTGTATTTTCCATATCACCCCCTCCCTTCCACTTCTGGATACAGCCTGTTCACAAAATCAGACTGCCAATACTCTTTCGTGTCAATGTCCATGACCGTGAGTTTTCCGCTCCACCCAGCACCTTGGTCCAAAAGATGAATGTTCCCCCATGATACAGGCTTGTAATTCGGAGCTATCAACTCGGTGGTCGTGTGACCTATGTACACCTCATCATAGGGACTAATGTCCTGTTTGATGTGATTGGCAACAAGATTGAACAATTCCCTGTCCCACAGGAGCACCTCGTCCCTCTGGTTCTCCATGTCCAAGCCGTTCTTGGTCGTCCTCACCCCACCATGTACGAAAATCTTGTTGTCTGTCTCCAGCCACAACGGCAGATTCTCCAGAAATTTCCGATGTTGCTTGATTTCTTCAGGTGAATCCACATCAGCATAACTGTCCAGCGTTGCCTGTCCGCCCTGCCGCACCCATATGCTGGGTGTCTTGAGTGTTTGAAAAAAATTGAGGAACCATGCATCGTGATTTCCAAGCACACCAGTAAAATCAGGCAGGGACACGAGATACTTGATTACCTCATACGAGTCGGGCCAGCCGTCCACATAGTCGCCGAGTCCGATTAGCCTGTCCTCCTGCTCATTGAACCCTGCCCTCAAAAGGACTTGCATCATAGCCCTGAACCCACCATGAACATCACCTATTACCAGTTTTCTCATCTTGTTTTCCTTCCATTATCATTTGTATTATACATTGTCTCTCTGTTTCATCTCTTGCAGATAGCAATAAATTGTAATCTCTCCATGCTTCTTCTTTCTCTTGTTCCGTGGGCAATGATTCAACATATCTCTTAAAATACACAAAGCAGAACACCTGAATACCAACAATCATTGCCAATGCCAAAACACAAAATGCCACGATACAGAAAATTTCCATGTGTTCACTCCTTCCTTGGGTTGTACCCTTTCTTTATTACTTTCTCTTCACCATACGAGAATCCGCTGTACTCTTGTCTTACTATTTGCCAGTATTTACCTTCAAGAGTTTCAACAAATGCTTCTGCATCTTTGAGCTTGTCAAACATCTCAACAAATGCAAAACGCAAGTTGAACCGTGGGTCATAATTCACGAAATATTGAATTTTCCAATTCATCGCACAACTCCATTTAAGAATATTTTACAAAACTCAACAAATTGATTGATTTGTTCATCAGTGAGCGAAATTGGATTTATATTGTCAATCTCTCTCTTTACTTTGAAATACTTGTCGGACAATTGTTGTCTATCAAATCTTTTTGAAAGCTTTTCGTTTTCTTTGTAATAAGATGTTAAATCCCACGTACTTTGTCCTACAGCACGAATATATTCGCTATCTGTTTTCCAGAGTTTAGTTCCATCATCGAGAAAAACCTGTTTGGGGGTTTCCTTGACAATCTGCAATCTCACCAATAATCCATATTTGCTTGCGTAAATGTAATCTCCAACTTTCATTTTCTTTTCTCCTTTAGCCATCATCAGTGACAGCTTCACTGGCAGACGCTCCGAAGATGGGATATGGGTTTATTCCTTGATTGAAAAATTAATCATCTTGCCATTGACTACGGTTGTCACATCAGTGAATTTGACTTTGCGATTGAGAACAAAAATATGCTTATCAGAGATTTCCATATCAGCATCCAGTTCGTCTTGGGTAAAAGGGTAATCTACTATCATGAACAAATCCCTTTTGCCGTTTATCTCAGTGACCATAGCTTCACCGTCCCTTCTCTCGATTGCGTCTCTCAGTTTCATTGTTGCCATTTTGTATCTCCTGGTTTTAGCTTGATTGTTTTAACATTCTTCTTCAAAATATTTTTTAGCTTCTTCTTCTGTACTAAATCTAAAAAAATCTTCATATACAACAGCATTTCCGTTTGTTCGTGTATATCTAATTGTATTTCCACATTCATATTCATAATGACTTACGTAATTAGGGTAATGTTGAAGTTTTTCCATTTTTGTATCTCCTTTTCTTTCCTTACACCCATACATTACAACATACAGGAAATCTTGTCAACAATTATTTTAATTATTTTTCAAAAAAATATTTTTCGGAATGTTGCAAAAACGTTTGTAAAAAATAACAGGTATGTGTTATACTGTTTTCAATGGGAGAAAGAGTGATTAACTTTCTCAATTAAATTTGATTGTGGAAAGCATACAGATACTGACAACTAGAATCCACAACTAGTGACAAACTAATCCTTGTCAAGTCGGTATCTGCATGCTTCAAAGGAGATTTGAAGATGGAAAAGAAAAAAGAAGAACGAGTATTTTACTACTCTATAATACCGAGTACAGTAAAATATGACACAAGATTAAATGGCAACGCTAAAATACTTTATGCAGAAATACACAGCTTAACAAACAAAACAAGAATATGTTCTGCTGGCAATGCTTATTTTGCAAAAGTGTTTTCATTTGATAAAGCAACAATATCAAAATGGATTAACGATTTAAAAAGACTCGGATACATAGATATAAGTTTCCATGTATCTTCACAAGGTATAAGATATAGAAAAATAAGACTAATCGAAAACGCTATGTTCATGAATGTAGACCCAAACACAGAACCAGAAAATCCAGAACCCATTGACGATGAATCAGAAAACCAAGAATCAGAAAAAATAGAAGAAAATATAGGGGTATCAATATATGATGATAGGGTATCAATATACGACAAAGGTGGGTCAACATACGACAAAGCTTATAATAATATAAATGATAATAATAAAAATAAAGAAATAAATGATTTTTTATTAACTAAAGTTAATAAAAACATCTGTAGCACGCCTTCGGCTGTGCCTCCGATAGGTTGTGACAACGGTTTGTTTATCAACGGGACTAAGCAAAAAAAGAAAGAAAAGAAAGAGACACCGCCTCCCGTACTTTCCACTACAGAGCGAAGCCTGATTGAGATAATACGGGAACTCGTAGAAGACAATGATTTACCATTCAACCATAAACTACCCGTAAAAGAAAACAACTATCTGTTGACTGCCTTGATTAAGAAATCCATGGAACACATGAAACACCTGCTACGCGGGGATTTCATGGAATCCATAGTGCTTGAGCAGAAACAAAAAGACAAATATAATTTGACCGTTCTCTATGAACCAATGACTCTGGAAACCCTTAAAGACAGCATCCTGTTATCTCTAGACCGTTTCAAGATGTGTTTCCAAGAAGGATACGAACCGAGAAACAAGGAGTTCATCAAAAAAATTCCGTTGAATGAATGGTTCTACAATCCCCGTACTCAGTTCTCGTGGTTTCTGGAGTGCCTCAATGCTCCGCCAAACACAAGTAGAAGAACAAACTATCTTGAAATAAAGAAGAGAATTCCTGAGAAGTTTCTCAAATGGTTTGATTCATTGTATCAATATATTGGGTTGTCCGAAGAGGAAAACTTGTTGTATTATTCGGGAATCCTTGAGATTCATAGGAAGCACGAGAATCTGAAATTGATTTATGATGATTTCAAATACTTGAACAACTGGCAGGAATATCTGTCTGGGAAAGAGGCGTTTGCAAGAGCTTTTTATATGTTCTTGAGAGATTACAAATATGCGGAAAATGTGAAAATGTTGAACACAACTTCTGCCTTGTGGAGGGATTGGAGAAGGTACGCCTTGCAGATGTGGCATATTGATATGAGCCCGACTCCCAAGAAAATAGAGCAAATGAAAGCTGAGGATGAACAGAAAGCCATTGACTCGGCGAGACAGTTCAGGCAAGCCAGAGAAGCCGAGAAACGAGCAAGGGAAGCAGAGGAAGCGAAACATCTTGAAGAATTGTTAGACTAAGGTGTTGACATAAAAATGAAAGTGTGTATAATGTATGTACAGGCAAGGAGTGAACATGGAACTATATAAGAAATACCGCCCTTCAAAACTCAATGAAATCTTGGGGAATGAAGCAGTAATCACAAGCCTTTCTCAAATGTTGATGAATAAGAAACTTCCTCATACCATCTTGTTCAGTGGACCTAGTGGATGCGGAAAAACCACGCTTGCTAGGATTCTTGCTTCAGAACTTGGATGCAAAGACCAAGACATCACTGAACTCAACATGTCTCACAAAGACCTCAGAGGGATTGACGGAGCAAACGATATTACATCTACATTGGGTTTCCGTTCACTTTCTGGAAATGTGCGAGTAATTATTCTTGATGAAGTAGACCAGATGACACCAGATGCTCAGAAACTTATGAAGAAGCCCCTTGAGGATTCACCTGAACATGTATGGTTCTTCTTGTGTACTACGAAACCAGAAAAAATCATCAGGGATATAATTACTCGTTCAACGCAGATGGAAGTCGAGAAAATCGACAGGAGGAAGCTTGCAGGGTATCTGAGAACCATTGCAGAAAAAGAAGGCAAAGTCCTGCAAACCTCAGTTTCACTGAAAATTGCAGAGAAGGCAGAAGGTTCAGTCAGAAAAGCAATGGTGTTCCTTGAGCAGATTCTGGATGTACCAGAGAACAAGCAGGAATTGCTGGTCAACAAGTTGGCTACAGAAGAAAACGAAGAAGTTTTGAATCTGTGCAGGGCTTTGATGAACAAGCAACCATGGCCTATCGTCTCTGAAATCTTGAAAAATCTGAAGGAAGAACCAGAATCCGTGAGATATGCAGTCCTCGGGTATTTCAATTCGGTGCTTCTGAATTCTGGAAATTCACGAGCCGCTGAAATCATTATCAGATTCAGTGAGCCATTCTATAACTCGGGCAAAGCTGGGCTTACATGTGCCTGCTTTGAATCGCTCTAAACCAATAAAGGAAAGTAAAATGAACAAGACGAAAAAGCAGAAAGGTAAATCACAGAACTGGCTGAAGAAGGCGTTTTCAAGATTCTTGTGGATTGCGAATACACACAAAGAGAAAGAACTTAGAAGGCAATTTACATATCTTATGAGCGGCAAGCTCTACAGAAAACAGATGCTTGCTGAGGATAAAAAGTTTGTACCCATGAAGTGTTCGAAAATGGCGAGAAAGATGATACGTTCAGGGAGGCTTGCATGAGTGTGAAAGATGATGTATCATTGGATATCAATGCATTGGATACTGAATGGGAAAAGCAAAGTACATTGATGGAAGAATACGCAAGTGCTTTGTCAAAATCCAACAAGGAATATTCTCAGATGAAACTTGTGTTGGATGGGCAAATAGCAGAACTCAAAATGGGATGGAGGGCAAAAGGGAAGATAGACACATTAAATGGTGAGGTGAAGTTGACTGAGGGGGCTTTGGATAATGCTATTGATTCAGATACGATGATTATTGAACAGAGAAAAGCATTGATTGAGAAGCAGTATGAAGTGGATATGCTCAAGGGCATCGTTGATGCCTTGAGAAGTAAGAAAAGTGCATTAGAAAGTGAAGTGCAACTGTACCTTTCTGGGTATTTTTCAAGTCCAAAAGACCAAAGAACACTAATACGTGAAAAACAAAGACAGTAAAAGGAAAATAAAAAGATGACTACAAGAGAACAAAGATTGGCAAAATTGGGGAATAGGCAGAATAAAGAGCAGAAATTCGGGATGAAACTTGGATACAAGATTCCTGACAATGTACCAAAGTACCAGATGAAGGAAGGTGAAAACCGCTTGGATATCATCATGTACAGAATCATGAATCCCGAGAATCCAGCGGTAACTGTGAATGGTATGCAGGTCGGTGAACTCGATTATTTCCAGCTTCTTGAAGTTCATAAGAATATCGGAGTGAACAACAACCAGTATTTATGTGCAAAACGTATGTTCGGGAAACCTTGTGCAATTTGTGAAGCCCAGAGTCAGTTGTATGACCAGAACGAGAGAGATGCCGCAAAGAAGCTGTATCCTCAGCAACGAGCAGTATACAACGTGATTGATTTGGATGCTCCAGAAAAAGGCATTCAAATTTGGGAAATCTCACATTTCTGGGTTGAAGCAGAGTTGAGAAAACTTGCGGCCATGAAGAGCAAGAAAGGTCCGGCCATCTTGTTCGGAGATTTTGAAGTGGGTAAGACCATTGTGTTTTACGCTTCAAAGGACCCAACATATGGATTGAAACCTAGCAATTTTGCTTTTGAAGATAGGGAACCGTATGACGAGAGTATCTGTGATAAAGCCTATCCTCTGGATAAGTACTACGTGATGCCAAATTACGATGAAGTGCAAGCGGATTATCTGCAAATTGATGCCGGTGGAAATGAGCAGGAAAATGATGAAGAAGATGAAGGAAGAACTTCTCCTGTTGTTCCAGACCGAAGCTTTGAGGAAATCGCAAAAGCAGAAGCCGAATTCATGCAGAAGAACAATGTGCAAGATATCGTGAGCCCTCCAAAAGACGAACCTATTGCTCAAGAAAGACGAAGACGCAGAGAACCAGAAAAAGCAGAAAACGAGTGTCCGTTCGGTCTGAAGTTCGGCAATGATTTTGATACGGATAACAAATGCACTGGGTGTCCAGATGCGGTGTATGAGAAGTGCGGAGACGCATTCGACAAGATGCAGAAGTGAATAAGGAGAAAGTAAAATGAATGAATGTGCAAAAGCTATTAAACCGACCGAACAATCAGAGATTGAGACATTGATGGTGAGAATCACAAGACTGGCTGAGAAAGGCTACGATATGGCGACTACTGTAGGCGACAAGAGAAGTCAATATTTTGGTGAAGAACCAAAGGTTGAAGTATCGGATGATGATATTGTAGGAGTTATTGCCCAAATGCATAAAAGGCTTGGTGACTTGGAGCGATTCATTGATATCGCAACCTACCATATTGAAAGAATGTGAGCAAATAGAGACTATCTACAATTTCTATAAAAAAAGAGTTGCAGATAGTTGTTGACAAAAACAAGAAAAGTATGCTATTGTTAATTATCAAATTTTGAAAGGAAGGTATTAGATGTTTGTAATCAAGAGAACTGACAACGACCAGTATTTCAGCGAATGGACTTGGATGGATAATCCATGGGATGCAAAACAGTATGATGCAACAGATGCAGAAGGTGCAGTGGCATTTTTCAATGACATGGGAATTACTTGTGTTGCTGAAGAGATTTAAGATTTTTTGAAAATCGCACCTTGTCACTGAAAACTTGTCTTACGAGACAATGAGTAGGGTTCCATTTGGAGCAAGGCGGGTCTGGTCAGCCATAGAACGACCAAGGCTTACCGCTGGGCCTGCCAGCGGAGTGGGACCGTGGCGGAATGTAGACGCTAGTTTGAAAACAAACAGTTGTAGTTACGGAACCTGACCGACTAAGTAATGTATTATGCCTTCAAGGTATCGGCAGGCAATAACTGGTATTACAGAGCCTAGCACTCTGTGGCATGCGTAACATGCCCGTTCAAATCGGGCCGGTCCAAAACGAGGGTAACAGAACCCGAGAGGACATGAAGGGAAAATCAAATCTGCAAAGTACACGCAGAACTGTGACGGTCGGGAAAGACCGACAACGGGGAGTAAACGGTGTCGACTGCTTGCAACACTCGGAAGAGACCAAGCAAGACTGGGGTTCAATTCCCCAACTCTCCACTCGGGGATATGGTGTTAACGGTAGCACGACTGCCCTGCAAGCAGTAGGAGTGGGTTCGATTCCCACTATTTCCAGAGGTCGGGTAGCTTCCGAATGAACTACGGAGATGCGGGGTAGCCGTAGAGAGATTGACAAAATTGCCCGTCCATGCCAGCATAGCTCAATTGGTAGAGCGCCTGCCCTGTAAGCAGGATGTTACGGGTTCAAATCCTGTTGCTGGCTTTTTTAGAAAAGGAGATACATTTGATTACTCTAGAAGAATTTACTGAATACTATAAAGAACACGGAATGTGCAAAGGTGATGCTTTCAGAAGGAAGAACAAATACACTCAAAAACAATTGAAAACGAGATACGAGAAATACTGCAAGAAATACAACGAAGAAGATATGACAAAAGACCAAGAACTTAGAGAACGAGTTATCGCAAGAGATGGTACATGCAGACTTTTTAAAGTGCTCAATTGGCAAGAAAAAATTGATATGAGTATGTATAATGTATCAACAGATGACGGAGATGTTGCACATGTATTCCCTAAATCATCCTATCCATGGATGCGGTATGATTTGAATAACGTTGTGTTGCTTTCAAGAACGTTTCACAATAGGCTGGATGAACAGAAGCATCCGATTACTGGGAAACCTATCAGTAAACTTGAAGCTAGGAATTGGTGGATTAGAATTGTTGGAAATACAACATATGCGTATCTAGAAGACAAGGCAAAAAATGGGAGACAGGTGTGAGCAAGAAAGTAGAGGAAATGAAAGACTACCAAAAAGAACTCGAAGAAGCATTGAAATCCATTCAAAAGGAATTTGGGCAAGGTTCTGCGTTTATTCTTGGGGAAAGGAATTTGGTAGATTGTGAGTTTATTCCTCTGGATAGCATGAAACTTTCAAGAATCATGGGTGGTGGTATTCCAAGAGGGAAAATCATTGAAATCTTTGGCTGGGAATCATCGGGGAAAACTACGATATGCAGTTACCTGATTGGACAAGCTCAAAAAGCAGGATTCAATTGTGCGTTCATTGACGCCGAACATGCGTTCCAACCAAAGTATGCAAAGAAAGTAGGAGTTGATATAGATAATTTGATTTTCACACAACCAGACAGCGGAGAACAAGCATTATCAATCTGTGAACGTATGATTGACGGGATTCCCAATCTAGGGGTAATAGTCATTGATTCAGTGGCCGCATTGACTCCGCAAGCTGAGATTGATGGAGATATGGGAGATAGTCACATGGGTTTGCAAGCTCGTTTGCTCTCTCAAGCAATGCGGAAACTCACAGCAAAATTAGAAAAGAGAAAAGTAACGCTCATTGCGGTGAACCAGTTTCGTCAAAAAATTGGAATTGTGTATGGGGACCCAACCACTACGCCGGGAGGTAATGCTCTGAAATTTTATGCCTCCATTCGTTTGAAAGTTGCAAAAAAAGAAGATATTGTAAATGGCAATAATTTGTTGGGAATCAAGATTTCCGTGAAAGCTCCAAAAAATAAAGTTGCAACGCCCATGCGTTCAGATGTACTTGATTTATATTTTGCTACTGGATTTGATGTGATGGGAGAAGTTATAGATTTTGCAATCCATCATGATATAATCAAAAAAGGAGGAGCGTGGTTTACTATTCCAGGGGTAGAGGAAAGATTGCAAGGAAAAAATAAGGTTCAATTGTATTATAAAGAGAATCCAGACAAACTTATTGAACTAAGAAAACAGGTTTGGGAAAGAATAGAGAATAACACAGAGGAGATTGATGAAGATGAAAACACAAATTCTGAATGACCATGAATTGGTGGTGACTCCAGAAAATTTGACAGAACTCTATGCGATAAAGAAATTTGTTGAGCAAAATGGATTTGCATCTTTAAAGAATGTTATCGTTGTAGATGACGAAAGTTTGTGTCAAGATGAAAACTTCGAGTAAGAAAGCAAAAGGGCGAGGTCTTCAGTATTGGGTTGCGGAGAAAGTTGCTTGGTTGTTTGACAAGAAGTTTGTGTATGCAGATGATTTGTGTCCGGTGAAAAGCAGAGGGATGGGACAGCAAGGAAACGATGTGTTTATTACCGATTCTGAGTTGTTCAAGAAATTCCCGTTCGCCGTAGAATGCAAATGTACAGAAACCGTTTCTTTGTACGCTTATATTGAGCAAGTTAAGGCTAATGCGAAAGAAGGTCAACCTTGGCTGGTGATACACAAGAAGAATAGAAGCAAACCCGTAGTGATTTTGGATGCAGAGTATTTTTTCGATATGCTTAAACAAGGAGTTTTGAATGTCGAGAACAAGGAACAAAGTCAAGATTGATGCTTATGGTTGGGAGTTCAATAGAAATGGAAGATTTTGTGGTTTTCATAAATCAGTTGTAAAATGGTATCGAAAGTTTAAACGTAGGGAATTGAGAGCTAGTCAAAGATTAGTTCTTATGGAAGACCCAGATTTTATGAATTTCCGTAGGGAACGCAAGAACGTCTGGTACGAATATTGGTAGGAAGAAAAATGAAAAAGAGTATTATTTTTATCATGAGTTTGGTTTTTATTGTGGGTATGGCGTTCGGTGCACCACTTGCAACTTCTGAGCTTGGAATTCGTTTGGATGTACAAGGTGTGTATGAAGTTAAAATCTTGGAAGATGCAGTTTTTACTGTTCCAGATTTCAATGATGGCACAACAGTTGCAGAACATGAATTTGTCAATGCTCCATATGTTGCTACGTATTATCTGACCGTGAAAACAAACAACAAGAATGGAGTGAAAGTAAACGTAGTTCTTGAACACATGAAAAACGCAGAGTTTGCAACAACGATTGGATATACTGTAGTTTGTGGAACAATCATAGTGAGTTCTACTGCTTCTAGTGTTGAATCATTGTTATACACAGAACCTTTGCCTTTGTCTCAAAATGGTATGAGGGTAATCACACAAGCGTTCACTATTACTTTGGATTCTACAGATGTAGCACTTGCTACTGCTGGATTATATACATCGGATGTTTATTTCAATCTCGTAAGTCTTTGATTCTCCTAGGGTTATGTGTGTTTGTGCTATCCTTGAAATATAGGGTAGCATTTTTTTGAAAAATAATTAAAATAATTGTTGACATTGTTCTGGTTATCCCTTAATATTGAATTATCAGAAGAGGAAAAAGAGAAACAAAATGGAAAACGGATTTATTAAAAACCTTACATCATACTTAAAGAATACAAAAGAGAATGTTGTTATCATTAGAACTACTCATGTAACAACAGGCCAAGGATTTGATGATGATACTTTTGATGCAAATAGAGAAGGCTTTGATTTATATAAATTTCAAAACAAAGAGCTTAAAGGTTTTCAAGAATGCTACAAAATGGTAAGGAGATAGAAAATGAAAGGATTTAGAATTATCAGGCAGACTGGCGAATTGGTTGAAACTCAGTATTTGACTGTAGATGGAACTTGGAGCTGGTTTGAAAGTTTCGGTTATGTATTCACACTTCAAAGAAGGGTAGTAGAAGTGATTCTTGCGGGTGTCTCAGAAGGCAATTACAGGTATGTGTATTCTACAGAGGAGGTAGAGTGACAAAGTATAAGGTGGTTAGCAACAGAGGGTTTGTCGTTGATGAATCCTCTGATTTTAAAGTAGCTGAAATAGTGAGGGATATTGTAAACTCATTTTGGGGCTATGAAAGGTTACATATTGAGCAAGTAGAGGAACAAAGGAATGACTAAATATGAAAAGCTCGTTGAGAGCAAACAGAAAGCATTTGAAGAGGTTCTTTTGTCAAATGGTTGGGCAAGAGATTCGTATGGAAATTTGAAAGAACAAAAAGACAGCAAGTCCTATAGAATCAAATTCCAGAAACGAGTAGCCAGATATGAAGTGAGAATTTCTGATGGTTCGTGGTTGCATCTGTATTCATGCAAACTTGAGGAATTGTCGGCTTATGTCGATGAATCAGGAAAACTTCAGATGAAAAATTGGCAAAGGAGTCTGTAGATGAATTTTAATGAATCGGTACACAAAGAACTCAACAAATTATTTCTTGCAATCAACAAACAGTTTTATGACGGAGAACTGGAAACTCCGAATATTCTTGTGCAATCTGTGGGAAAAAAGAAATGGTACGGGTATTGCACAACCAAGAAAGTGTGGGATATCAATGGTGAAGAAACTTATGAAATTGCCATATCTTCTGAATATCTGAACAGGTCGTTTGAGGAAGTAGTTTCAACGCTCATGCATGAGATGGTTCACTTGTACAATCTGGCACATGGAATCAAAGACGTATCGGGCACGCAGTACCACAATAAACGCTTCAGAATCGAAGCGGATAAGCGAGGACTAGTAATTACCTATGCAAGGGTAATCGGCTGGTCTGTGACGCAATTACAAGATGCTACGAAAGATTGGCTGAGTACTGTAGAAGTTGACAAATCGGTATTTGATGCAGTGAGAAAAACTCCTCTGGGAATCAAAAAGAAAGCTCAAAAAACTTATACGTATACATGTCCTATGTGTGAAGAAAAGGTATTGTCAAAAAACCCAGATTTGGAAATCAGATGCGAAGATTGTCAAGAATTGTTTGAGCGAAAGATGAAGGAGTAGAAAGTGGGAGCGAGTAATTTTTGGTATTTGATGAAAACTCAAGAAATTTCTTCTGTTATGTGGCTTTTGTACGAATGGGGAAAAAGTTGGTACGGGTTGAAAAAACTTTCTAAATTCACAGGACTACCTATGAACAAGATTAATTGGGTCTTAAACAAAATGGAAAAAGAAGATTATGTAAAGGTTTTTACTATTTTTGACAATGGACGTCAGCTTAAAGGATTCTTCTTGAGTGATGAAACACGAGAGAGGTTGAGAGATTTGGATAACAAATGATACAGTTTTTGGATTCAGTAAAAATAAATGAATTTGATTGCTTGGAACCCAATAAAAATGCAAGATTCTACTATCAATATGAAGGTATCATGCGTATAATAGAAGTACAAGAAGGCAGTAGGATATGCAACAAAAAAACACTTTGTTTTTTCAGAGACAAACAATTGGAATGCAATGGATTTGCTTGCAGGGCTACAGAGCGAGCAGATGAACAATATGTGATTTACAAAGATGTCACTGACCAAGCCAGAGAGGAAATGGTCAGGGATATGATGGAGGGTGATTGAGTGGATTATTTTACAAGCGATTGGCATTTTTCACATAAGAATCTGTGTCATTCAGCATCAAGGAATTTTGATAACACAGAAGAAATGGATAAATCTATTGAAGATATGATTTTCTCGCAAGCAAAGAGAAATGATACGATTTATTTTCTTGGAGACTTGTCATTTTCCAGAGAAAAAGCGGAAGATATTCTCAAGAAATTGCAGAAGAAGAAGATTCATTTCCATTGGATTCTGGGCAATCACGATGAAAAACTTCCTTTGAAGGAATTAGCTCAATATTGTGATTCCATGTCGGCAAGACGAGTGATTACGAGAGATAAAATTTCTATTCACCTCACTCATTTCCCTCAGACCATTTGGACAAATAGTTTCCGAAATTCCTATCACTTGTATGGACATGTGCATAAGGGAAGTTTTGAACTTGAGGAACTTGGGAAACGAATGGATGGAAAATGTCTGTGTGTGAATTTGGAATTCCATGATTTCAAAATGTGGACACTTGAAGAAATTATGGAATTCATGTGGAAAAGGCATGACAATTGGGATAACTTAATATATACTGAGATGAAGAAGGAGAATACAAAATGAGCTTGAAGATTTTAGCATTGAGAGATGGAAGACTAGTGAAAGCCTATGATGGGTTGGATGAAGCCGCAGAAGCAACAGACGTTGAAGTTGGTAAAATCAGTACATTGATTATGAACGGTAAAGAATCAGCAAACGGATTGTGCTTTGATTTAGGAATTGATTATATAGATTATACAGGATACGGGTATGAAAGAAATTGAGGTCAGCAAACCTTGTTGTGGGAGTTGCGGGTATTTCGGGGAATACAAAAATGACCATGGGTGCTATCGTCTGAAAATTGCAGAAGTGTATGCAAGGGATGAAGTGTGCAGTGGATATACTCCAAGGAAACCTATGAAGGTGTTCGTAAAAGAAGAAGATGATGTTTAATGTTCAGCAATTCCTAGATGATTATGGAATAGACTATGCAACAAGAGGAAAGAACGTTGCTAAAGGCTTCCTGAATGTGCAATGTCCGCATTGTGATGATAAATCGCAACACGGAGGGTTCTCGAAAAACGGCAAAGCCTACACTTGTTGGAGGTGTGGTGCCCATGACGTTGCAGAAACTTTGTCCATACTCACAGGAATTGATAAGAAACAAATATATTCGATTAAGAAGCAATATGATACTTATATAGAAACTGATGAAGAACAAGTAGAATATCATAACGATTCAATACAAGTGCCCGGTAGCAAGTTGCTTGTGCAACACAAGAGATATTTGGAATCTAGGAATTTTGATGCTGGTTTTTTGGAAAAGAAATACGATTTGCGAGGAACATTAGCAACTGGTGATTTGTATGCGTATAGGGTGATTGCTCCGATTTATCATAAAGGGAGAATCGTCTCATATCAAGGAAGGGATTTTACTGAAAAGCAAGAAGTGAGATATGCTACATGCAGACCAGAACTTGAAATCATGCATCACAAGAAAATATTGTATAATATGGACAATGCACGAACAAACAAGGTGATAGTCGTAGAAGGTGTTTACGATGTGTTTAGATTTGGGGATAACACGGTTGCTACCATGGGAACTGGATACAAGGCAGAGCAAGTGGCTATGCTTGCACAGAACTATGAGTATATTTTCACCATGTTTGACCCAGAACCAGAAGCCCAAGTGAGAGCAAAAAATCTTGCTAGTGATTTGGCAATGGCAGGGAAGAAAGTAGTGAATATCCTGCTTGATGAAGGCGACCCGGGTGAGCAAACAGAAGAAACAGTGAAAGCGTTGAAAATGGATTTGAGAATATGAAATCAAGTGAAATAATCAAACTACTGGAACAAAGACATTCAGAAGATGTATTTTATACAGAAGTATCCATAGATTATGGACAAAGGCGAATGGATGCATGGGCTATGAAGAAATCTTGGTCTAAGCCGTTGGTTACTGCATATGAAGTGAAAGTCAGCAGAAGTGATTTTATCAATGACCACAAGATGCAAGATTATCTTCCATATTGCAATGAAATATATTTGGTGTGTCCAGTAGGAATCGCAGATATTTCTGAAGTCCCAGAAGGTTTCGGATTGCTCGTAGTTGCAAGTACAGGCAACAGATTAATGATGAAAAAGAAAGCTCCTTATAGACAAGTTGAAATAAAAGAACAGTTTTATAGAGGTTTGCTGATGGCGAAAGCAGATAGCAGATATGGAGTTATGTCTGCCGGAGAACTTGAGCTTGCCAGAAGAACTGGAACATATACAGAATATAAGAATTATGTAGCAGGCAGAAAAGAACTGAAAGATTTGGGGTATGAAGTTTTAAGAAAAGTGGGAGATGTTTTCAAAGAAAATGAGAAATTGAAAATAGAAAATAAAGCTCTAGAAGAAGCAAAAGATATGTATAATAAACTTTTGAAAATTTTTGACTTAGAGTATATGTCTGATGGTTATTTGTCAAAGGATTGGGTTTTAATACGTATGCGAGAACGCATGAAAGACTTTGAATTTCCAGAAGAGCAGATGATTAATTCATTATCCAGAATAATTGGTAAGTTAATGGAAGCAAAAACAGAAATTCAAAATTTTAAAAAATAATTGAAAAACTGTTGACAAAATTCTTGTTATCCTTTATTGTTGAATTATCCAAAAGGAGGGGCACGAAATGACACTACACGAAATTGAGGCAAAAAGGCAAAGAATCATCAACTTGCTCGAAGAGAATTGGGGAATAACATTGGACCCCGCAAATGTTTTGTTTATAACACCAAAAAATCAATTCATAGTATTCAGACCTAATAGGAAATATTATTTCAACGCAGATACTCTGAATTGTACAGGGATGAGAAAGACTCTGGTAGATGTAACTGTATAAGCTAAAAAGGAAGGCAGAAAATGAAAATTAATGTAACAAACACAGAAAAGATTCAACAGGAAATTGACAATGTACAAGCTGATTGCAGGCAACGCACAATTAATGCTCAACAAGTTGAGATGTATGCAAAAATGCTCGAAGAGAAATTAGAAGCAAGAGGATTACCTAAGAAGCTTAGAATGGGATTCAAGTTTTTGGTAAACCCAAATGCACAGAATTTTCCCAATGCTTACAAGTGGACCCCAATATCTACAAATTTTCTGTTAGAACGGTTTTCAAGTGGGTGGTTTGTCACCATGATTGCAAGAGACTATTGCTCAAACAAGAAATTATATATAAAATCTCTGCTTACTTATGAGCAAAAAGAAGCGATTATCAACAAGTTCTGTGAGTTCTAGATGCATGTAACAGCAGAGAAAGGAATATTGTATATCCATAAAGCAAATGCAGATGTCCAGAAACTTGGAGCAAAGTTCAACAGGCATCTGCATTGCTACGAAATCGCATATACCAGACCACTTCTAGAAAAGCTCAAAGCGATGGGAGCTATCGTGCCCGCATATGTTGAACAAGGCATGTCTCTTGAGTTGTACATGAGGAAGAGGTATCTACAGTCAACTATACCCAGAGAATTCAGTGTAGGCCTGTTTTCATATCAATGCGAGGGCGTTAGAATGTTGCTTGCTGGATATTCTTTGCTTGCTGATTACATGGGACTTGGGAAAACAATCACAGCATTGACGTACATGCGGATTGTATACAATTCAAGAGCGGTTGTTGTATGTCCAGCATTTCTTAAAGAGAAATGGGCTTATGAAATTGAGAAATGGAGTGGGCTTCCTACTCGTGTGATATACGGTCAACAAGCAACGCAATTGCCAAGGCGTGGTGTTTATATAGTCAACTATGATATCGTGCAGTATCACCTCCATATGCTATGTAGATACCCTTTGGATGTTGTCATTGCAGACGAATTCCACTTGTGTAAAAACGATGCTACAATCAGAACGAAAGCCATGAGAAAACTTGTAGCGAACACCAAGAATTTCAAAGCCTTGACAGGTACACCGATTTTGAATAATCCGATTGATTTGTACCCAGTTCTGAATATGGTAGACCCATTTCATTTCTACAGCAGAAAGTTGTTTGAAGAGCAGTATTGCACGAAATACCAAGACCGAATTGTCGGAGCAAAGAATCATGAAAAGCTCTACAAAGCATTGAAAAGGTCAATCATGATTCGTAGGACATTCGCAGATGTTAAAGGCCAAATAAAAGGGTACAAGACAACACTGGATTCGCAGGTTATCCCCATCAAACTTTCTGATTACACAGAATACACTAGGGCGGAATCAGATTTAGAATCATATGTTTATGAAACTACAGGAAAGGTATATGGAGAAGGTCTGGCATTGCAAAGGCAGAAAATCCTCAAAGATATCATATACAAACAGAAAAAAGAAATGATTTTTCAGTGGCTGGATAATTTCCTATTGGAGAATCAGAAGATAACACTTTTTTTCACGAGAACGGAACATCTAAAAGAATTTGCAAACCGATATGATGCAACGATAATAAATGGTGAGACTCCAACGAACAAGCGTCTGCAAATAAGCAAAGAGTTCAATACTAACAACAAGCTTGTATTATGTTGCAATATCAAGGCCGCAGGAGTAGGATTGGATTTGATTGGTTGCCACTATGCAGGGTTTGTCGACCTTGACGATGTATGGGAGAATATGAGCCAAGCCATAAGCAGGTTTGACAGAATCGGGCAGGAATTTCCGGTTGTGTCAGTTTATTACTTTGTGGGCTTGCAAACTATCGAACATCATGTTATACTGAAGAAGCTTGATACAAAGCATGAGAATGCAAAACGTATCATAGATGGAAGGGGGTTGCATGGGAACGAACGCATTGTACACGATTGAGGATATAGTGAAACTGTTTCCAAGGTGTACAGAATTCATGGTGAGAAATTACCGATACAAAACGAAAATCGGAACGGTTATAGATGGGATTGTGTATTATACAAATGATGAAGTCATGAAATTCGTGGAAGACGTTGAATTTGAAAACATAGCACGAAGAAGAATCTTGTATGAATATATAAAGCATCATCCGGGTATCAGAGAGGAAGATTTGTCAAAATTCCTCCCGTATTCAAAACAAGTCCTGATAAATCTTTTGATAGACATTTCAAGCGTAGAGTATCACAAGATGTACCCGGGCCTGTACGAGGAGGATGATGGAGGGTTGTTTATTGAGGGTTACGAGAAAATATCAGAAGAGAAGAGGTGTTCAAGAACCGAAGGAATATTTTTCAGCATAAAGAAAAGGAGTAAGAGACATGGCAAAAATGTATAAGAAAGACGGACAAACAAAAACCCTTGCGGATTGGATGAAACAGGTGAATCAGTATGCATTGATTCTGACCTTCCAAGATGGCTCACAGAGAAAAACAACCACATTGGCATACAGTCCAGAACAAGCCGCTTTCCATGGGATGTACATGAATTTTGGACAAGGATTGCCCGTGAAATCCGTGGTGTTGAGTTCTCTGCCTATGTCCGTAAGGAAATTCAAGGCCAACAAATATGTGCCTGCAAACATTGGATTAATCGAAGTCGAGCAGGGTTGACATGGGATACACCACAGAAACAATAGACCTCAGTGAAACCAGAAAACTTCTGATTCAAGCAATCATGTCTACGGAGTTCCTCAAGCAAATAAGGGGATTTGCAGACATAAAATTGTTGACTGATTCGTACAGCAAATACATCTTGAGTTGGTGCTTTGAGTTCTACGACCAATTCGGAGAAGCCCCGAAACAGACGATTCAAAGTATTTACGAAAACAAATCTGCTTACATTTTGAAAGAATCAGACGCTCAGATGATTGAAAATGTTTTGGCTTCCATTTCAGAAGAATTTCTGGTAAAAACCAATGTTGCGTATTATGTTGACCAAGCGGAACTGTATTTCAACAAACTGGCAATCAAGAAGTTGCAAGATGAAATAGGGAAACTTGCAGACAAAGGAAGGATTGATGAAGCAATAAACAGAATAGGAAAGTTCCACAAGATTGACAAGATGGCTCCGCAAGGTGTTGATTTGTTGGACAATGATTTGGTGATTGACGAGGCGTTCAGTGAAAGTGTAGACAGCCTTTTCAAATTTCCCGGGCCACTAGGGGACATTCTCGGGTCGTTCAACAGAGGGGATTTGTCGGCAGTTATTGGACCGCAGAAACGCGGAAAGTGCATAACTGATTCATACATTGTGACAAGCAACGGAATTGAGAAAATAGGAGACGTGGTAGATGGATATGGTTTCGTAGAAAAAGTGATTACATTGGCTACAAAAGACGGATTAGAAAATACCTCACACACTTACAAGGAAGTTGTCAATGACACTATAGAAGTGGAATTGACAAACGGAGTGAGACTCGAAGGAACACCAGAACACCCATTGTATGGAATACATGAAGGTAAACTTGATTACCATAGATTGGATACACTGAAAAAGAACGATGTTGTTGCTATGAAACTTGGTACAAATTTGTATGGAATATATAGTAATGTGACTATCGCAACATTGCTCGGATACCTTGTTGCAAACGGGGCTTACAACGGTTCTTTTGTGTTTGCTTCTCAAAACAAGAACATACAGAATCATTTTAAATCTTTGTGTGATTCTATAATGCCAGATAGTTGTACTATTCTAAAAGATGGTGGAGGATGTTATGTTGGGAAAGTGCTTTCTGATATATTACTGAAGGAATATGGTATGGACTGGACAACTGCAAGATACAAGCAGATTCCAAGATGTATATTGCAAGGTACAAAGGAAGTTCAGCTTGCGTTCTTGAAATCATTGTTTGATTGCGATTCCTATATCTATCGAGAAGATAGAGTGCTGGAATTCAGTTCTGCTTCAAAAGATTCAACATATGCAGTGTACGCAATGCTTGCAAACATGGGAATAAAATCTGACATAAAGGAAGATTACAACAAGAAATACGACCACACATATTTCAATGTCAATGTTTGTTTAGAAGATTTGAAAGAGATTTTTGCTGATGGTTCTGTGAAATACGGTGTACTTAATTTTGAATGTGGGAGGAAAGAGAGATATAACAGGAGCAATCATGTGCCTAAATCGGTATGGGATGAATTCTTGGATTGGAGAAACAAGCATGTCAGATTGAGTGACAATACCATGAATGATGGTACAAGAAAATTTGATATTTCAAGTGACTTTTTGTATTCCTACAGAAAGAGAGAATTGCTTACAAAGGAAGTAGCTCATTACATTGCATCGAGTAAAATCATTTCCAAAGACCTTGCTTTGTACAAGGTTGCGAAAATGATTGTTGATGGATTCTGGTTTCAGAAAGTGAGTGATATCAATGTACTGAATGAACAGAAAACTGTGTATGATGTAACTGTTCCTGTAGGTCATAGTTTCATTGCAAATAGTATTGTATCACACAACAGTTTCATGCTCATGGAAACTGCAACGTATGCCATGCAAATGGGGTACAAAGTTTGGTTTATATCTTTGGAAATGACAAGAAACCAAGTTGTCCGACGAATGTGGCAACAATGGATGGATTCAGTTGCAGAAGAACAAACAGTGACCATTCCTTATTTTGATGAACAAGGAAATATATGTGAACGTTTTGAAGATAGGAAACCTGTAGATACAAGTGAAATGGTTCAGATGCGAAAGAAGTTCAGAAGGAACATGAGGAACGCCGGATTCAAAGTATACCAGTATCCAAAGAATATGTTCAAAGTCTCTGATTTGCAGATTCTACTGGAAAATCAGATGTTGTACCACAATGAGATTCCAGATATGGTGGTCATAGATTATGCATCAATCATGAGTCCAGAAAGGCATGCGGATAAACGGTTTGAACTCGACCAGATTTGGGCTGATTTATCTAGTTTGGCATTGAAATTTAATATTCATATATTAACGGCTTCACAAGCGAACAAGAATACGTTTGGCAGGGATATTGAGCAAGGAGATTCAGCGGAAGCAAATAGTATTACTGCTCATGTGGCTTTGATGTTTGCGTTGAATCAGACTGCGGAAAACAAGCGTCAGCATTGTATGCGGGTGGCCTGTATGTTCGCAAGACACAAGGAGTTCCAAACCGATGACCAAGTTGTCTTGCTTCAAAATTTGTCTTGTGCTAAGGGTATGATGGAAGCACGATTCAGAAAAGATGTGAGAAATCTAATAGAGAAAGAGGATTGATGGAGGTAAATTATGGGATATTTTGAGCCTACTGCAAAGAAAGAAATAAAAGGTTTGTTTAAACCAATTGCTGTTGAGAAAGATGTACAGCCTCAAATCATGTGCAGGTTTAGGTGTGAAAGAGACTTACAAGATTTTGCACAGAAAAATAATTTGAAATTGACACAAAAGACCAAATCGGTGAATTTTGTTGATGGTTCTTTGACCACTTTAAATAGTAAACAAAGTATTACTGAACTAGGCGTTTTTGATGTTGAGAAAAAGAAAAAGGATTGGGAGTATCATTGGGCTGGAATGCCAGAATACATATCTTATGGTGAAAAGGCTTATACCACAATCGCCTTTAATTTTAATGATTTGAAACAAGCGTCTACTATACTCATGCAATCAATAACAAGTAAGACCAAATCAGTTTGGTATCCTAAGTTGGTACAGGGAGAAAACGCTACCTTGAGAGTTGTTGGTGGACCAAAACATGGAAAGTATCCAATCTATGTAGTTTCTAAAAGTAGGTCTGATAATTGTACTACTTCTAGATTCCTTTCACAGATGGAAGTACCTCATTTCGTGGTTGTTGAGCCGTGTGATGTAGAATTATACAAGGAAAAAGTCGAAAATCAATATGCCACCATTCTTGAACTTGACATGAAATACAAAGATGATTATGATTGCTTTGATGATTTGGGGGATACAAAATCAAAAGGGCCTGGAGCAGCAAGGAATTTCTGTTGGGATGATTCAATTAAGTGTGGTTATAAAATGCATTGGGTAATGGATGATAATGCAAATGAAGGATTTCATTGTATTAACGAAAATAAGAAAAGAAAGTGTAGAACTGGTGCTATGTTTTTGGCTGCAGAAAATTTTGTTGGCAGGTATGATAATGTTGCGATAAGTGGGTTGAATTATACGAAATTCTGCCCAGAGAATAGTCACGTACCTCCTTATGTCACGAACACAAGAATCTATTCATTTTTGTTGATTAGGAACGACATTCCCTATAGATGGAGAGGAAGGTATAATGAGGATACTGATATTTGTTTGAGAGTTCTAAAAGATGGATGGTGTACTATTCAATTCAATGCATTTCTTGCAGGAAAATGTACAACGCAAAAGGTGAAAGGAGGTAACACAGAAGTATTTTATTCAAAAGAAGGTACTTACCCGAAGTCTAAAATGTTAGAGGATATGCACCCTGATGTTGCCAAGGTCGTTTGGAAATTCAATAGATGGCATCATTATGTTGATTACCGTGGGTTTACGCAAAAACTCCACTATAGAGAAGGATATAAAAGACCAGAATTGATAGATAACTATGGTATGATTACTATTGACACGAAAGAAAAAGATACGTATGATACTCGTTCGTATCTCGAAAATAAATACAAAAAAGAAATTGAAAGAGCAAAAGGAGAAAGGAAATGAAAACAAGTGAATTGAGGAACATTGTGGATATGCTGAAGCCGGCATTTAAATTGAACGACCTTGCAGAATTTGGGAAATACATCATTTTTCAGACAGATAAGGTATTCGTGTACAATGGAGCAATGGCTATTGTAGTAGAACACACAACAGACAAGGAATTCGCATTACCTGCCGATGAATTTACCAAGTTCATCAGCCGTGTAAAATCGAAAGATGTGGAAATAACTATTGGAGATACCATCGAGATTAAAGCCGGAAATGCCAAAGCCTCATTTGCCAAGAATGATGATATTGTAACTAGAGCAAAAGCATTGAAAATCATTATTCCTACTCAACTCGAACGAATTCCTGATGATTTTTGCAAGGGTCTGAAAATGTGCCAGTATTCGATTGGGAAAGATAAGTCATATGAGCATTTGACGTATCTTAATATTGAAGGCAAACTCATGGCTTCAACGGATAACTTGAGAGTCTCCGAATATGTACTTTCAGACGATGTTACGGACATGATGATTCCCAGAGAAGCAGTGAAGTACCTCATTCAATATGATGTGAAAGAATATTCGATTGAATTGGGTTTTGCATATTTCAAGAACAAGGATAACGTCTGGTTTATCACAAGAATCGGGGATATGTTGTTCCCAGACTACGCAACTTTCCTTGAAGGAGAAGGACAAGACATCACACTCCCCGATGATATCTCGGATATTGTGGCAACTGCGGCAGTAACCGTTGACGATATTGCGAACATTGAAAATACCGTGAACGTAAACATTGAGAACAACAAGGTTACTGTTTCCTCGCAGAATGATGTTGGGAAAATTGTAGTTGAATCTGATGTTGAATACAAGGACAAGGCTTCATTCTCTATAAGTCCTGCATTCTTTGACGACATTTTAAAAATTACAAAAAATATCAGAGTATGTGAGAACAAGATTTTGTTCAAGGTTGATAACTTCAGACATGTTGTAGCATTGCTCAATTAGTAGTTGATTAACTTCTGATATTGTGATATACTCACAGTATCAGAAAATTTCAAGGGAGATTTTATGAAGGCATACATAGAACGGAAAGTTTTGTTCGGGCAAAATATAGTTTTGGGGTTTGGTGACGAAACCTTTTTTGTAAAAGAAATAAAACGTGATTTGGCAAACAAAATAATCATCGAAAACCACTATTCACATAAATATTATAACGCAACATATATCCACTTAGGTGTTTTTATTAACGAAAAATTGATTGGTGTATTGCAATATGGTTATGCAATGAATCCAGCAAGCCAAGCATCTGTAGTTGCAAATACAGGAATTGACGAATACCTTGAACTTAATAGAATGTGGCTTGATGATATCGCAGGTAAAAATTCAGAAAGCAAGGCTATTGCATATTCAATACGATATATAAAACGAAAATATCCAAAAGTAAAATGGATACAATCTTTTGCTGACGAAAGATGCGGTTGCTTTGGAATTGTTTATCAAGCATGTAGTTTTCTTTATTATGGAGAACATGAATCTATATTCTGGACTCTTGATGGCGAAGTATACCATAATAGTCTCATGACTAGAAATCCCAAATTGAGCAAATCGGCCAAAACAATACAAGATGGAAAAGATAGGGCGATAAGTGAAAAACTTAGACAATTTAGATATATAAAGTTTATTGACCAAAGATGTAAGAAAGATTGCTTATTAGAACAAAAACCGTATCCAAAATATTATAATGAAGATTGAATTCGCATAAAGGAAGGTACTATGTATATTAACGAAACGTTCAGAAAATTTTTGAAAGACGCAAAGGGTGTAGTGGTCTTGTTTGCAGAAGGCAAGGCTTACTCCATAGACAAAGGTCTAGTGGTTTGGGTGAACCTACCGTCACATGAACTGGATGGATGTTCAATCACTCTCAAAGACCTCAGAGATACCTTGAAATTCATTGACGAACAACTGGTGAAACAAGAAAACAAAATTTTTGCTACGAAAGGCACAAAATCCAAGAGTCTGTATTGGACAACTCACACAGATGATAGATTGTTCAAGCAAGAGAATGGGCGTGCACTTCCAATCTCGTTTCACGAGAAATTTATTAGGTGTTCCAAGTATGAATCCACAGATGAAACCAGATACTTCTTATGTGGCGTATATTTAGGGGCCAAAGGCGATATCTGTGCTACCAACGGAAAATTCCTCATGGTGTACAAGGAAAACGAAGAATACGCAATTGACAGGGATGTGATAATCAAGCATCACCCTGCATTGAACAACCTCAAAGTATCCGCTATTTCTGTGTATGAAGATTCAGTGGATTTTATCAAAGAAGACGTACACTTTTCTGTACCCATCATCAAAGGTCAGTTCCCTAATTACAAACGATTGCTGGTAGACAAAGACAAGTTTGTAGAAATTCCTCTTGTTCCTTCTGTAATTGAATCCTTGAAAATTGCAGAGAACTTTGTAGAAAAGCCCTATTGTGCAATCACGTTCACGAACAAGAAAATTGAGACAAAAGGAGAGCATCCGTATACTGATGTAATCGACATACAGATGGATTACGTGTTCGATTTCTCTTTTGATATTAATCTTGTTATGTTCAATCAGTGTGTTGAGGATGTAAATTCTGGATGGGGGAACAAAAAGAGTTTCTTGTTCAAGGATTATGCACATCCGGTGCAATTCGAGGACCAAGAAAAAATCATGTTGTGCATGCCGATTCAAAGGAGCAACTAAGTGTTCACTCATTTGCATTACCATAGTATGTACTCAGTTCTGGATGGATATGGTTCACCAGAGCAAATCATAGAACGTGCCAAGGCTCTCAATTTTGAGAGCTTGGCGATTACCGACCATGCATCAGTGGACAGTCTTGTCAAAATTCAGAAACTCGCAAAAGAGAACGCAATCAAACTTATCAGTGGTTGTGAATTGTATATGGTTGAGAACTTATACAACAAGGAGAAAGGAGAAAAAAGGTCCCATGTAACTGTATGGGTTGCAAATCAACAGGGTTGGAAGAACCTGTTGTACATGCTCACCATAGCCAATGCAGAAGGTTTCTATTACAGACCGAGAATTGATAAAGACTTGTTACTTGCACATTGCGAAGGGCTTGTTGTGGGTTCTGCATGTGCCAGTACATGGATGAAAGAACCATGGGCCAGCGATTTGATTATCAAGCTCAAGAGTAAGAACATTCCGGTATTTTGTGAAGTCATGCCGTTCAACGAGGCAGAGCAAAAGAAAGTGAATCAGCTCATGCTTGAGATTGCAGAGAACCACAACTTGCCTATCATAGCGACAAATGATGCTCATTACGTATCTGCTGATGATTCAATGGCTCAAGAGGCAATGCTGGCTATTCAAAGCAAATTCGATTGGGACGACCCAAAGAGGTGGAAGTTTGAAGTCGATGGATTGTATATGCGAAGCGAACAGGAAATGGTTGAAGCGTTCAAAGACCAAGATGTATTGAGCAGACGGCAAATACAACTGGCTTTGAAGAACACGCAACTGGTCGTTGATTTGTGCAAAGAGTTCTCCATTGAACAGAAGCAAGTGCAACTCCCAAGGCTTCCATTTCTCTCTGAAGACATTACGGATAAGCAGTTTCTCACTGAACTTGTAGAAAAAGGGTTTCAAGAAAAAATTGTCAAGAACATGCCTTTGCAATGGTCGGAATACAGGAAGAGAATTGACGAAGAAATGCTGGCAATTCACGACAAAGGCTTTGAACGCTATTTTTTGATGGTTTGGGAAATGATTAAATGGGCAAATGAGAATGGAGTCATGACAGGGCCGGGCAGAGGAAGTGCGGGTGGTTCTCTTGTATGTTACCTGCTGAATATCACAAGGGTTGACCCTATCAAATTCAACTTGCTGTTTTCCAGATTCGTTGACAAGGAAAGGGCGGATTTGCCGGATATTGATTCTGATTACTCGGATAAAGACATCATGCGTAAGCACCTTGATGACTTGTATGGGGTAAACAGAGTTGCTGGAATCTCGACTTTCCAATATATGAAAGGTCGTTCTGCTATTCGTGATGTTTGCCGTATTTTCAAAGTACCGTATGATGTATCAGATGAAGTTGCAAAATCTGTTGATGACTCGGAAGAAGTAACGTCCATAGAAAAGACAGAAGTAGGTAGAAGGTTCATCCAGAAGTATCCTGTTCAATATGAGATAGCAAAGAAGCTAGACGGGCAAATCAGAGGAAGAGGGCAACATGCTTGCGGCATTGTTGTATCCGAAGAAGATTTGACGGAAGGGAACAAAGTATCGCTCGTAGCCAACAAATCAGATGGTGCAAATCTCATGGTCAATTGGGATAAGAACGATATTGAATTCTGTGGGTGCATGAAAGTTGACGTGCTTGGATTATCCGAACTCTTGGTATTGCAGAAAGCCAAAGGACTTGTAGAAAAGAAAATTGGAAGAGAATTTGTGTTTGATTTAATAGACTTGGAAGACCAGAAATGTCTTGAGCAATTCAGCTCGGGGAATACTACGGGATGTTTTCAAGTAGGTACGCAAGGACTCAGAGAGTATTGTCAGAAACTTGGGATTGACAGTTTTCTCATGCTCTCACATGCCACGTCTTTGTATAGGCCCGGTCCTTTGCAAAGCGGAATGGCAGAAGATTTCATAGAACGCAAGAATGGTAGACAGCACTGGAAATTGATTGATAGAAGACTTGAAAAATACATAGGATTTACGTACGGTTTGATTGTATATCAAGAACAGGTTATGCAGATTGTTGCCGATATCGCAGGACTGGGGTGGGGAGTTGCAAACAAGATACGAAAAGTCATTGCCAAATCCCAAGGTGCAGAGAAGATGCGGGAATGGCAAAAGATGTTTGTTGAGGGCTGCCTGAAAGTTGGTGTATTGAACGCTCAGCAAGCGACTGAGATGTTTGAAGATTTCATTAAGTTCGGAAGCTACTCGTTCAATATCGCACACGCTGTAGAGTATTCGCATATTACGTTTTGGGACATGTATTTGAAGGTCTATCATCCACTTGAATTCTATTGTTCTTCTTTATCGTATTGTACTGACAACTCAAGGCAGGCTTTGATTGATGATGCATGGGAGAACAATATAGAGATAAGAGGACCTAAAATTGGAAAATCTCTTGCAAAAGAATGGAACATCGTTGATAATAAACTGTATGCTCCCCTGTCCGCAATCAAAGGAATTGGCGAAAAAACAGCAGAAAAAATTGAACGAATGAATATTCCAGAACAAGAGAAGCCAAAAGTACAAGGGTTTTTCATCAAGAAGGAAGATGTGCAGAAAGCTACTACAGAAAAAAGTATTGGGAGATATAAAGATATTTTGGAGGCTATTGATGCATATTCTGATAAGAGAATTACTGCACAATGGGCAAGAGATAAATATGAATATTTTGGATTTTGTTTGAGGAGGAGATGATTATGGAAAATTTAGTTATGATGTTTCTTGGTGTTCTACTTGTAGTGTTTTTTTCATTGTTACTTTTGGTTGGAAGTTTGTTCTTTTTATCTTTACTGGTAGGAAGCGTATTTGCAATGTTTAACAAACCTCAACCAAAATGGGTTGATAGATTTAAAGGGTGGATTTAATGGAGAAGAAAATACCTAAGAGATTGGCAGTGGACTTTGATAATACGTTGTTTCACGTAGTAAGTTTTCCAGAGATTTATAGTATAACGTGGATGAACAAGTTGGTTCACAGATATGTACGATACAAGAAAAGGAAGGGATGGTACATAATCCTCAACACGTGCAGGGAACCCGGGAAGGGTTTGGAAATTGCAGGAAGAGTATGCAAGGAGAATAATATCCCAGTTGATGCAATCAATGAGCAAGAACCTACAGCAGAAGAAGTGTGGGGCCATTCACGAAAAATTGCTTGTGATTTAAGTATAGACGATACACAAATTGGAGCAATCGGGTTCTTACTCAGGAGGTTCGGATGAAAAATATTGTTGTTATCGCTATTGTTGGTAAGAAGCGAAGTGGGAAAGACACTGTTGGTGATTATCTAGTAGAAAACTACGGAGTGCAGAAAGCTCAGAAACTCGCACACCCAATCAAGGAAATCGGTAAACTTATGTTCGGGTGGTCCGATGATATGGTGGAAGGAATCAACTACGATAGGGAGCAAATTATTCCAGAACTTGGTATGAGCGTTCGTCAATTTCTCCAAGAGTGCGGGAGCCTTTTCAAGTATTGTTTATCAGAAGCTTTACCCCAATACAAAGATACTGTCGGAGAAAAAGTATGGGCGAAAATTCTTGTACGTTGGCTGAAAGAAAACGGCAAAGATAATCAGATATTTTGTGTAACCGATGTGAGATTTCCCGAAGAAGTAGAAGAGTTAAAAAGTAATTTTAAAACGTATGTATTGAAACTTGTTTCAGATAGAAGCCCAGAGGACCAGCATGTATCGGAAACTTCATGTGACAAGATAATACCTGATGCAGTTATAACAAACAATGGCTGGGATTCTTATAGTGAACTATTCGAAAATATTGATATGTTCATGCGATTTGTAAACAAGGAGATTTTCTATGAAGATAAAAGTATTGGATGATACGGGATTCGTGGAACTTGTGAGCGTTCAGGGGGACGAAGAACTAATAAGCAGAGTGGCTGGAATTTCCCATGAATCTGAGAAAGGGCCGGGAGTCGCCAAACTTCTGGAATGGGGGCATATGTCACCGTTCGAATTTGCAAGTATGACGTTTAGAATCAAGTGTCCGATATTTGTAGCAAGACAGTTGTTCCGACACAGGACCGGTCATTACATGGAAAAATCCTTAAGATATTGTGAAGGTAAACCAGAGTTTTATGTGCCAAAAACACAACAGGCAGTTGAATACAAAGAGCAATATCAAAATGCTTGGGAGATGTATAAAACCCTTGTTGCTTGGAAAGAGCCAAAAGAGCAAGCACGGTGTGTATTGCCGATGGGAATGTATACCGAATATTATTTCCAAATGGACATGAGAAACTTGATTTCTCTGCTCAAACTCAGATTGGACGAACATGCTCAAATGGAAACACAGGAATATGCAAGAGCTATCCTGAGATTTCTTGATGCTCATTTTCCTGTTATTTCAGACTACATTATAAAAAGTGTTGACAATGATAAGTAGTTGATTTACAATGAATCAAAAGGAAACAATCAATGATTACAAGTAGAAAGGAATTTGCAAAGGCACTAGACAATATCAATGGTAAACTACTGGGAGTTGATGAATCTTTAATAAGCAAAAGACTTTTACGAGTAGTCAATCTGTGGTTGGAAAGAAAAGAAATTGTGAAGAAAGATGGCAAGTTTTATCTGGCCAAATAAGAAAGAAAGGAGTTGATTATGGTAGAACATTATGACTATTTGGGAAATGCAATTGATGAAGAAACCAATGATTATTTGTTTGGAGATGCGGAAGGGGAAGACCCAGACGATGATGAAGAGTACGATGATTTGGAAGACGAGTTCTTTGACTATCTGGATGATGAAGAAGATATAGAAGATAGTATATCTGAGTTTGATGAAGAGGATTCATTTTTCTAAAATAAGAAAGGAAGGCAAGCAATGAAAACGGAATGGGATGTAACAGAGATTTTCAATCGGATGTGGAGCAAATTCCCAGTAGGTACTGAAATTCATCCTCGTGATATGGTGCATATGATTGAACTGTATACAGGGTATCAGAGAAGCCCACATGATGGAACGATTACCCGGTATATGAGAACGAGACGGAAAACTCACAAGGATATTATGCTTGTTTCCAAACCTCGCTCTCTATACAAGAAGGTTTCTGTATGATTCAACGTATAGTAATGGATAACTTTGAAGCTCATGTACACACAGAACTTGTACTTGACAAGGGTGTGTACATACTGGCCGGCAATTCAAATGCAGGGAAATCCTCAATTTTCCGAGCACTCAGATGGGTACTGAAAAATCAACCCGGAGGTGAGGATTACATCAATTTTGACAGTCAAGAATGTTCAGTTGAAATCGAATACAACGAGCATATTGTCAGACGTGTAAAAGCCAGAGCGAATAAGAAGAATGAGTATTGGGTAGACGGGAAATTACTCAAGGCTTTTGGGCAGAGTGTACCCGATGAAGTGCAAAAAATATTCGGATTGACGGATATCAACTTTGAATGGCAATTCGACCACAGGCCATTTCTGATTTCTGAGACCGGTGGATATATTGCTTCAAAACTTAATGAAATTGTAAACCTTGAATTGATTGACTCTTCTTTAAAAAATATAGAGTCCATGCGAAGGCAAACGAACAATGAAATTTCTGATATCAAAGAACAAATAAAAGGTTTGCAAGAAAAGATTGATTCATTGTCTTGGCTTGAGCAAGCAGAGTTGGATTTGGCTACTGTAGAGTGTCTACAATCCTCGTACAATGAAGCAAAGGCGAAAGTTGATACATTACACGATTTGATTGAGAGCTTGCAGTACAACGAAAATAAGAAAGAACAGATACGAGTAATCTCTGATTTACAGATACTTGGTGCTCAAGAAAAGATTGAACAGTATAAGTTTGTAAGCACTACTTACAATCTGATGCTTCAAACCATCGAAAATCTGCGTACACTCAACGCAAGGAACAAAGATATAAAACTTGTTGACGAGCTGGATGTCATTGATTTGACGGGCAAAATCAAGGCATTGAACGAACAACAGAACGTGATTGAATCATTGCACCAAACTTTGTTCTTACTCAGACAAAATCAGAAGAAACTGGAAGACCTAGGCGAACTTGTTTCCGAGAGAAGACTGGCAAAACTCGAACAAACTATTGCTGAATACCTTCCAGAAAAAAACAGACTTCAACAGTTGTTGGATTTGATTGAAGAGTATAAGGTATTGTTGTTGAAGAAAGATTTGATTGCCAAGGATATTTCTGATTTGCACGAAGAATACAAAGAAATTGCACCTGATGTTTGTCCATTGTGCGGAGCAGAATTCAATAAGGATTTGGAGGATACAGATGCGATTCATATTCACAACTGACGGGCACTTGTCAAGTAAACGTCCTGTAGCAAGGGTAGAGAAAACAGATGAAGAATATATAGACAACCAGCTTGTAAAAAGACGGCAGATGTTTGAATACGCAAAGAAAAATGGAATCAAAACAATCATTGATGGTGGTGATTTCTTCCAATATTGGAAAATGGAGAATTCCAATTACTTGCTTATTCAAGTAATTCAGGTGCTTTCTGAATATGAAGATATAGCATATCATATTTGCGTAGGTAATCATGATTTGCAATATCACTCAATGGAGAATGTTCAACATTCTTTGATTGGAGTGCTTTGGAAAATGGGTCTTGTTGTGTTGCATAAAAATGATACATTGAACATTTCTGGAACTAATATTTTGATTTCATTTTTTGGATATGGAGAAGAACTTGTTCAGCAATCAATAAAAGATACTGCTATTTGTGTAGTACATGAAAATATTTTTCAATCTCAAGTGCCTCCGTATATGAATGGATACACAGCAAAAGAACTTGCAGAGAAATTACCGGATTACGACTTGTATCTATGTGGACATAATCACGAACAATTCATTTGGTCAGAGAATGATAAGATTGTTTTGAATGGTGGCTCTTTAATGAGATTGAACACGAAGCAATCGGATTTCAAACCTGCGTTTTGGGAAATAGCTGTTGATGAACCACTGGGAAAACCCTTGATGAAATGCAAGAACATTTCCGTACAACGGCACTATGTAGATATTCTGCCGAACATGATTAGTAGTGAACACTTGAAGAACAAAAGCATTGAAACATTTGTGGAATCCACGCAGGAATTCTCAGAAGGGAAAGAAGTGTTTGACTTCAGAAAAGATGTGGAAAACGAACTGGAGAAACGAGAAACAAAACAGAACGTAAGAAACTACGTATACAACGCATTGGAGGCGTGAACATGGATAAACAGGAAGCACTAGAAAAGATGGTCAAGGAAGCAAAGCAGATGATTGCAGATGGTACTGCAAGACTCATGGCACTCGGAGCACAGAGAGGGGATATGCACAAGATTGTTGATGCATTCTGCGACAAGATAGAGGAATGGAACAAGGAGAAACAGAATGGCTAGGGATTTAGCGGTAATTACAAAGGTTCAGAAAATTGAAGCGATTCCGAATTATGACAAAGTGGTCAAGGCCACGATAGACAACTATCCGGTGATTGTTCAGAAGGACCAGTTCAAGGAAGGTGACCTTTGTATCTATGTCGGGTATGATACTCTCCTTCCAGTGAAACCCGAATTTGAGTTTCTGAGGAAGAACAGCTATTCAAAACTGTATGACGGGTTCAGAATCAAGAACATGAAGATGTGCGGTATGTATTCTTCAGGCATTGCGTTTTCTCTGAATATACTTCCAGAAGGAACAAACCTAAAAGAGGGCACTGATGTCACTGATGTTCTTGGAATCAGAAAATATGACCCAGAAGAACTGCAAGAACAATCACCTAAACAAATGCTTGCAAAGAAACACCAGAGTCCTGTTGTGTTGTGGCTCATGCGTTTTAAATGGTTCAGAAAACTGTACAAGAAGTTTTACAAGAAGCCGATTAAGCAGTATCCAGAAACTGTACAGAAATCAGATGAAACGAATATCGAGAAACTTTTCAATGCATACAAGACCCAAAGACCAGATGAACTCTACTATTTGACGGAAAAGATGGAAGGGCAAGCCGGGGCATGGATGCTTGTAGGGAAACGTAGAAAATATCTTGTGTTCTCACACAATATAATTCAAAATCCCAAGGATAACAGCAACTGGTCGAGAGTAGGTAAGTTGTATGGATTAGAAAACATTCTGAGAGAACATAAAAGAAACCTATGTATTCAAGGTGAAGTATGCGGGCCCGGTATTCAGAAGAACATTTACGGGTTTGATGACCTGAAATTGTTTGTATACAAGATTACAGACACGGATACAGGCGAAACATTCAATTTGCTTGAACTCATTTCATTCTGTGATGCATACGGGTTGACATTTGTTCCTTTATTGAAAACAAAGCAAATGTTACCCAATACACTCGATGAAGTATTGAGTGATTGTGAAGGCCTATCTGTATATGGGGATAAAGTGCCAAGAGAAGGAGTGGTTTGGAGAAGTATGAAAGACCAATCTATAGGATTCAAAGCCAAAAGCAGAAGTTATCAACTCTGGTTTGGTGGGAATAAAGAAACTTTGTAAATAATTTCAAAAAAAGTGTTGACATTGTTTTTGGCTTGCATTATGATGTAAGCATAAGAAGGAGATTCAGAGATGGCAAAACTTAGCAAGGCACAAGAAAAGGCACTGGGAATCATCAGAAATGGAGTTGAATATAATCACAGTGTCGATACCTTTGAAAAGTACCTTGCCAGTCAATTAAAGTATGCTAAAGACGCAAAAGACGTTGAATACTACACAAAAAAGGCAACTAGATATTGGGAATCATATGGTGTTTCAATTATCGAAGATTCAAAAAACAATGCAACGTTAGTTCGTGGTTCAATAAAGACTGAAACTCTGGCAGTGCTCGCAAGACTCGGGTATATCAAGATTCTAAAAACCAAAGGCGGAATGGAAACTATCCAGCTCCTCTAGAAAAATAAAAAAGACCCGGGCAAGTCTCAAAACTGCCCAAAGGCAGGAGTGTAAATTACCCGTATAATCAACGCAAGTATTGTCAATGGATAATGTATCAACTTTACCAGTAGAATTGAGCACAGAACGAATTTCATGCATTTAAGAAGGAGATAGAACATGCTTAAACCTAAGAAAATCAGTCAGAAACAACTAGAGATTGAAAACATGATTTTGGACTACTTGATTGACACAAAAGACCCACAGAGTTTCGAATCAATCAGGGCTTGGACAAAACAGAAGTGCAGGTATGCATCGGGTGAAGATATCTGTTGGTGCTTGGAAGACTTGATACAGCAGAATATTGTTACCATGCATCTGTTGTATGGGGTATCAGGAACCATGATTGGGTACCAGTATGCAGGGTGAGACAAAACCTTGTGAATATTGCGGCGGAGAAACAGATGTTATTGGCGTAATGGTGGAAGATGATTTGATGATTCTGAAATGTAAGGTATGTAAGAAAATCATTCTTCCTCATACAAGAAAAACAGAAACAATTTATGAAGACAGGAGCAAGGCAGATGTTCGGAAGAAAGCGTGAACAAGAAAAAATGAGAGAGGAAGAGCAGGAGATATTGGATAACAATGCAGTTTGTTACGGAACAAAAAATTATCCGGTAAGTTATATATGGGAGGTATGCAGGAATTACAGAAGGCATTTTCCTGCATATGCAAAAGACTCTTATGGGGGATTTTGTATTCATATAAATATGAATTTTGAGCTTTTAGTACAAAAGAAAGAAACAAATTTTGAAGATGGATATCTGTATTATGTTTCTGCATCATATGAGTCTTGCTCAAAAAGATACCAATTAAATGAAAAAGAGTTGCATATGCTGGTTGACAAAATCATTCCAAAAATGGAAAATGATATACGGGTTCTTGCCAAAGAAGCATATGATGCATTGGAAAACTTGAAATTCTAAAGGAGCTGTAAAATGGCTACATATAGGCCTATTACCTTTTATGATTTATCCGAAGCAGGACAACGAGAAGCGGAAGAGAAGAGTTATAAGGAATTGCAATCAAAGTATTTTGCATTGCTGGAAAAGAAATTGGAGGGAAGTAAGATGGAGTTTGACAAGAGCAAGATTTTAACCGTAGTTACCGCAGACAAAGCGAAGAAAGGTATGTGTGGTTGGGTTTCAAACCACCCAAAATTGCTTGAATCGTATGTTAAGCAACAGAAACCTGACATACTTGGCGATGTTGTACCAGAAAGCACTTATCCATTTTCTGATGGTAGTGCCTTCTACTCATTGTTCTACCCTGTACCAGAACCTGAGCCAGCATATGCAAAGGGTCAAGCCAAATGGGTTAGGGATAATGACCTGAAAGTTGGAGACAAGGTGAAGATTGTTAGGGATTTTTATTTTGGTGAAGGCGGATTTAATTTTGCCTTCCTTGGTTTTAGTGATGGAATAATGCCAGTTGTAGAAATCAAGGAGAATGAGATTATTGGAAAGTTTGATGGTTTTAGATATCATCTTCCGTATTTCGTTCTTGAGAAAGTCAAAGAAACGTATCGTGTGTACAATGAAAACGAACTCAATGACCTTGTAGGAACAACGGTACTAGGAAAATTCACAGGGCACAAGAATTTGATAACGGGAATCACGAATAGCGGTAAATCAGTGTTTGTAGGAAATTCTTGTGTATCACTGAATATCCTGCTTGAGAAATTCGTAAAAGAAGATAGAACTCCATGCGGAGTAAAGGAATAAAATAAATGACATTACAAGAAAGATTGCAAAAGATTCAATCAGAGAACGCAAGAAAGAAAGAAGAAAAGAACAGGATAGAAGGCAAAATTGAAGCACTCAAACAACAAGCTCAAAAGGAATTTGGAGTAAGTGAAATAGAGGACCTTGAATCACTGGTCAAACAGCTTGAACCAGAACTTGAAGCAAAAGAACTTGAAATCAAGCAAGCTCTTGAAAGAATGGAGAATTATGCAAATCTCTGAATATAAAACGCTATTCAACAAGAAGCGAGGTGAACTTGGGTATCTAACAGCTCAGCAGACCATGTTAAATGAGCGTCTGCTGAATGTTCAAGACAAAGCTGAATATATACTTGAGGCTCAAAAACTCTTGCAAGATACAGCCAAAAACACGCAGAACAGATTGAGTTTTCATATCAGTGGATTCATCACTTCAGCATTGCAAAGCATATGGGGAGAACAGGCGTATACATTCTCTTTGGAATTCATAGATAAAAGAAATAAAACCGAAGTTCAGATGATATTGCATACGGAACAAGGTGATATAATGCTGGATAATTTGAATGATATAAGAAGTGGTGGAGGGGTATTGGATATTGTTGCATTGGGTTTGAGAATTGCCTTATGGAGCTTGCAAGCTAATCATCAGCATGTAATGGTACTCGACCAACCCTTGAGTAATCTGGATTCCACGTATCTGCCGAAAGCAGGACAATTGATTACAGAGCTTTCAGAGAAATTGGATATACAGTTTTTGATGATAAATCATAACCCTGCCCTTGCAGATATTGCTACAAAAACCTTTGAAGTTGTGAAATACGGAAATATTTCAAAAATAATTTAAAAATGGTATTGACAATATGCTCCTTGTCTTTTATGATTGAATTATCAAACAGGTTAAGGAGTTTATCATGATTATCAGTAATGGACAGGAAACTTACAAAAACGCAGTCATTCTTGAACGAGAAGCAAACGGATATGATGATTCTGATTTCTTTGCTCTGGTATGGGATGAAGAAACTCAGATATGTAAAGAAGTGCAAACTGGAACAACTAGATTTGCGTGGAACGAGTATGTAACGGTCGATGCTACTGATGAAGTTATTGAGAAAGCAAGAAACTACTACCAAAACGAATATGAGAAAGCCAAGCAAGAGATTTTTGAAGCTACGCTCAAGGCTCAGAAAAGCATGATTAATATGGGAGATGATGTAGTAGTCACAAAAGGTAGAAAAGCCCCCAAAGGGGTTGTTGGAAGAGTTGAGAAATTCAGATTCAATATGTATCAACCGGATAATACTCAACTGTCCATTCAAACTGTAAAAGGTGAATGGTATGATACATATATCAAAAACGTTGAACGTGTTGTTGATGAAGAGAAAATCTGGGTGTGTATCAATGCTCATACAATGAAACTCAAAACAACCATAGCCAGTGAAATCTTGTACTTGAAGTTCAACGGGCTTCCATTGTACAAGATAGTGTAAAAAGAAAAGCTCCCAATCAAGGGAGCTTTTTTATATAATGTTCTATTACAGGTTTCACTACAGCATCATAGACAATGTACAATCCCCCAACCCAAGCCACTGATTTAGTGAGCTTGTTCAGTCTCTCTGTGGCTCTCAATGAACTCTCTAAGCTGTCCAATCGCTTGTCCAAGTCCTTCTGATTCTCCGTATAACTCGTCTGTAACTGTGTCAACTCCGTTGGCGTGTTCGAGAGCATTTGCAACTGTTCGTTCAATAATCTCACTATTTTGTCTTGCTCGTTCGATTTGTTCTGCAAGCTCTCGTTGATTTTCTGCTGTTCTGTCACCTGTGTCTTGAGCAGAAACAATTCGCTGTTCAAGCTCCTTGATTCTTTCTGCAAATTGCTGATTGAGTTGTTGATATTCGAGTAGCTCGTTTCTAAGCTGATTAATATTCTTGTCAACTCCTGTTCTTCTTCTTGTGTCAAGGCCGAAATAGGCGAGAGCACCAGAGAAGAAAGCAAGAATATACAAACCATATTTCTTAAAAAACTGTTTAATCTTTTCCCACACATTTTTGCTCCTTTTATTTCTTTGATAGAATTTCTGGGAGAGTCAGGCCTTGTGCAATCAAGGAACTCCCGAGAAATACGGTGATTATGAATTTCACAAGCTCATAACTCTTCAAACCTTTTGTTGCATCTACTATCAAGGCGAATACTGCAACTGCTATTGCTGAAATAAGCAATATCATTGCTGTAAGCCTCTTGCTTGATTTATCTCCTGCATTGTCCCCGAGAAATCCTATGGGTTTGTTTTCACTCATTGCTGTAACTCCTGTATTCTTGTCCTAGCATCCTTGCGTTTCTGAACTGTACCTGCATATTCCGTGTTTACATCAAGCCCAAGTTCTAGACACTTTACATAGATGTAGTCGGTAGAAGAGAGGTAGGCTTTGAGGGTGGCTATCTCACGCTTTGATAGCTCTTCTTGACTCTGAGCAGGAGGGTCGGAAATGATTGGATATCCTTCCTCGTTTGTGACAATCCGCTTTCCTTGCGATTGACCATTAAGAAGCTCCTGCCAATATTCATCAGTAATCTCTACCGATTCTTCTATAGGCATGCTATAAAAACCATTCTTCCAATATCTCATTATGTTTTTTCCCCTATTGCAAACCATCTTGCAGTCACATCACCATCAATAGTGTTTGTCCTATTAAATACAAACCTATCATTGTAAACCTGAGTCGTAATTCCGTTCTC